ATGATTTCTGATGCAATTGATATCCTGGACGCCAGGATCATCAACTTGACACTAGCGTTTGATGTGTTCATTGACCCTGCCTTAAACCGCAGCACGGTTTTGCAAACTGTGTTAGCAAAGCTGCAAACGACGTTCGATATCAAGAACTGGCACATCGATCAACCTATCGTGATCTCTGATGTTGAAAACACCATCTTCAAGACCCCTGGGATCGTCTCCGTCAATAACGTCGTCTTTAACAATGTGTCAGGCGTGACAAACAATCGAACGTACTCTGACAACACATTCGATGTTTCTGCCTACACGCGAAAAGGCCTGATCTTCCCACCTCCCGGTGGGATCTTTGAGATCCGGTACCGCGAGTTTGACATCGTAGGAAGGGCTTCAGTCTGATGTATCGGATCCTGCGACCCAACAAAGACACTTACATCACTGACCGAGTCGTCAAGGGATCACGGACCTACTCAGCAAACGTTGGGGCCGCGGGCTCGTTAGACCTGTTCAAACTATACGGGTTGACTTCAACTGGCAGCGTACCAAACACAGAGCTATCGAGGTTGCTCATCAAGTTTGATCTGCAGCCGCTGCAGGATTTGATCGATGCCGAAAGGATCGATATCAACCATCCCGGTTTCAATGCCTCGCTCAATCTGTTTGACGTCTACGGCGGTCAACCCACACCCAAGAATTTTGTTGTCGACGTTTACCCACTATCACGATCGTTTGATGAAGGTATCGGCCGCGACGTTGTCTATTACTCTGATCGCGATGTTGCTAATTTTTTGACAGCATCGAGCCAGGGAACTTGGCTCGTGTCAGGTTGTGCCCTGGGTGGAGGGTTGCCAGGGTTAGTCGATTACGTTACAGCATCGGTTACAGTGTTGTCTGGCGCCTCACTGAAATCATCGCAAAGATTCATCACCGGCGAAGAAGACCTATCAGTCGATGTCACAAAGATCGTTTCAGCGACCATCGTGGGCCTGTTGCCAGACGAAGGTTTTCGGATTTCGTTCGATTCTTCACAAGAAGTTGACCAACATTCCTACTTCGTCAAACGATTCGCATCAAGAACAGCGTACGATGAAGACAAACGACCTAGGCTGATCATCAGGTATGATGATTCTGTGCAGGATGACAGCCAGAACCTCTACCTTGACACTCCGGCTCAACTCTTCATGTACAATCGTGGAGCGAGTGGTTTGACCAACCTTGTCAGTGGTTCAGCAATGACCCCCGTTGTCGGTTCGAACTCAGTGATCTTAAGGTTGCTCACTGAGGTCTCAGGTGGCACGTTCGAGCTCGCTTTCACGGGCTCGCAACACCGTAACGGTGCAGTGAACGTCAACGGCGTGTATTCTGCGTCAGTTTTATTACCGTCGACCGAACCAGTGTACGCAGCCAAACTGACGCAATCGAGTTCAATCAAATTGACACCTATCTGGGGATCACTCGACGGTACCGTCGCGTACATGACCGGGTCGACGATCGAAGCACACCCACCTAATCGATCGTCGACTGCTGCATCAAAGCAGTACTATGTTACGGTGACCAACGTCCAAGACTCATTCTTTACTGATGAAGAACCGACGTTTCGAATCAACATCTTTGATCGTAATTCACCGGTCCTGAAGGTAGTCAAGACGCCTGTGAGCCCGCCTGGTATCGTCACTAGAGACGTTCACTGGCAGGTTCGCGACCAGGTGACTGGAAAGATTGAGATCCCGTTTGACACAGTTTACAATTCGACACGTGCTAGTGCAGATGATTCGGGTATGTTCTTTAAGCTATCGATGGACAGCCTGACGCGCGATCGATCATACGTCATTGACATTATGTTCACCGGTGAGGTTCACTGCACATACAAGGCTGTTTCCCCACCTTTCAAGGTGTCGGACCTGCGGTAGTTCGATACGTAACTTTGGTCAACGTCCATGACGATCAAAAAACCGTCGCCGTACGTACCCTCATTCCTGCGGGCCGCACTAGAGGGCAACCGGCCGCTACAACTTACGTTCAGTGATGTCAAGGATTCAAACATCCTCAGCACGTCATCGTTCATGTACGATCCTGCTGATGCGCCGCTCAAGTCGACCCAACAACTAAACGTTGACTGGTCGCTGTTTGAAAACCACACGTTTTTCATGTCAGCTGAGGCCAAAGTCAACATCGCATTTGATCAGATCATTAACGGGTATCCATTCGATGGAACAAGGTCTGAGGTCGAGGCATTCTTTGAGAAGTTAAGTGGATTTGATCGTTGGGTTTTTGACCAATTTCCCAAGTACCACGGTCAGCTTCACCTGTCAGGAACACAATTAGGAGAGACATCGACGACCGCGGGTAGCTACATCGTCATCAAGGACGCCGCAGGTTCGCTGTACCCTGAACTGTCAAAGACAAAGACGGGTGAGTCCGTCCTTAATCCTGGGCTCGATTCATTGAGCATCGAGATGCAGCTGGCGCTGCCGACGATTTCTACACTGGGCACCCAGGTCATCTGTCAAAAACTCTCTGGCAGCACTCATGGGTTCTCCTTGTACGTGATGCCGACAGCGTCAACGTCGTCAGCCGAGGTTCGTTTCAGCGTCGTCTCTGGGTCCTATTCATTGACGGTTCCAGCGACAATCGATAAAGGATCTTTCAATCACATCTGTGTCACGTTGAACCGTGACACAGGTGTTCACTATCTAGAGTTTTTCAAAAACGCTACGTCAGTTGCGACCACTAAGTCGCGCTACACGATCGGTTCGATGGACATCGATGCATCTGACATGATCATAGGCAGCGGCACTGTCGTTGAGTTGGGCGGCTCGACAATCACACCATCACAGACGCTTTCCGGCACCCTAGACGAGTTTCGCATATTTCACTCAGCACGCACAGTCGAACAACAGGCACAGTACGCAGCCCGGTCAGTGTTCAATACGCCTGAACTAAGGCTTTACTATAGGTTCAACGAACCGCCCCCGCCGCTAGCGTTGTCGTCGACTGACCAGGTCAACAGCATCGTGATCGACAGCTCGGGGAATGCGTTACACTCGTTGATCAACAATTTTTCATCATTCAATCAGGTAGACAGTGACGGCAACATCACGGGTAGTCACTTACGCGTCGATGCGTCGACTGATCCAACCAACCTCGTCATCTACGAAAAAGAAGAAACTGTGCCGGTGATCTTCCCAGCACACCCAGACGTCATTGATCTCAACGCAGAACTGTTGCAAAGCGCGACGCTGTATGATAACGCCAATCCCAACCTGATCACACGTCTGATCCCACAACACTTTTTGCTTGAAGGCAGCGCATTCGACGGATTCGAGCAGATCGAAGGGCTTGGTGGACAAGCATACGCAGGTGATGGAATCCCTGGCCAAGGCCAACTAGGCAACGTACAACTGTTGTTGTCAATGTTGTACGTTTGGGCTCGTTTTTTTGACGAGATGAAGCTATACATTGACTCGTTCAGTACGTTGCGCACCGTCGATTACGATACGAACGTGAGCATGCCCAACAACTTCTTGAACGACCTGGTTCGACAGTTTGGGTTTCACCTGCCCCCTATGTTCAATGATTCGACGTTGGAACAGTACGTTCGAGCTGAGAACATCGACCAAGAGATCGGCACGAGTCCAGCGCCCCTTCGTACTGTACAGAACGAACTGTTGCGACGTGTCCTGATAAACCTACCAGACGTGTTGCGATCAAAGGGTACACAGCACAGCATCAAGGCGTTCCTACGTGCAGTTGGGATCGATCCTGACAACAGCGTTCGTATCCGCGAATACGGCGGCCCTACGAAGCGCCAGTTGTCTTTCGTGCGTGAATCAAAGCGTGAGATCAACACCATGGTCGAATTCACCACGGCATCGTTGGTCATTTCTCCCTTTCTATCGGCCTCGAGGATCGAACCTGGGCGACCGACCGCAGCTGGGACGTTTGTCATGTCCGATGCGTTCCCGCCCAACGGTGTGTCTAACAACATCAACGATGGTTTACTAACCTCAGGTTCATGGTCGATTGAGGCGTTGGTCAAGTACACACCACGTTCAATCGCTGCAATGTCTAGTGCAACACAGAGCCTGATGAGACTGTGCACTACAGGAACGTTGGGTGGAGGCGTTGGGTTGGTCGCTAACCTACTGGCTGTTTCTTCATCAATCGATCCCAAGCTAGTGCTTTACATCAGACCAGGTTCGGCCCCCACTTCACCCACGCTCGTCTTAAGCATGAGCATGCCGTCTGATGCCATCTTTGGCGGTGATAAATGGAGCGTTTCGTTCGGTTGTGAACGAAACGATTCAATCGGCTCGCGTGTGTCATCGTCTTACTTCCTGCGACTGGGAAACCAAAACAATGGTGACGTTGAGACGTTGCTGACAACGTCATCGTTTTTTTACGAACTTAATGGCACTAGCGTCAACGTCTTGCGTCAACTGACGAGCTCAATGAACGCGTCCGGCACCTACCTTGCCGTTGGCCCGGCACAGGTCATCGGGTCAGGTACTGGTACCAACTACGCGTTGCTCAATGACTCAACGATCGATTCCGAGTCGCGACAAGTCGATTTCACCGGCATGCTGTCGCACCTGAGGTTCTGGTCGCGAGCTGTGACGAATGATGAATGGCGTGAACACGTTAAAAACTACAGGTCGACAGGCGTTCAAGACCCACTGACCAACTATAACTACGTCAAGGCTGCTTCAGGTTCTTTCGAGCGTCTTAGGATCGATAGCCTGGGGAAGCAAGAGACAAAACGAGCCAACTCGACTGCAAGCTTGGGCCCGTTGGGTTCAATAACGTTCTTGGACTTCAGTCAGAACGGCCTGCACATGACCGGCAGTGGCTTTGATATCGAGCGTGATTGCTTACGCTCAGATGTCTTTGACTCCAGCTACCTCTCGCCTTACTTCGATGAGGCATCAACAAACGAAAAGGTCAGGGTACGTGGCTTCCTTGATCAGGACCTGGTCGATCAGACGCCTTGGTCGTCGGTAGCACCAGCTTATGAGATCTTGAAGAGTGAGGAACCCACCGATGACGTTAGGTTCGCCATCGAGTTTTCACTGGTTGATGCCTTGAACCGCGACATCATCACCTTGTTTTCGACGTTGGAAACGTTTGACAACGCCTTGGGCGCGCCCGAGCTCGCATTTTCTCACGATTACCCGACGTTAGAGAACATACGCAACGTGTACTTCAATCGCTTGAGTGAAAAATTGAACTTCAAATCGTTCTTTGAGTTCTTCCGCTGGTTCGATACGTCCATCGGAACGTTCATTTCACAGTTGATTCCACGTAAGACGAAGTTCAAGGGAACCAACTTTGTCATTGAATCACACATGTTAGAGCGACACAAGGTGGAGTACCACTCTAACAACATGTACCTGCAACCAACGGACAAGATCCGCGTCAAGGAAGTACTGTTACAACAGATCGACGGGGCTGCGAGAAAATTTTGATGGGCGCGATAGATGGCCACAACCAATTTCTTTAAAAGCGTTTACAAGGATGACCCGGTGTTCTTTGATGAGGGGCCACGTGTCCTGGACCAGAGACCTGTGCTCGGGACCTCAGCAAACACCAGCAGCATTGATATCGGATCGATTGATCCTTGGCGCCAAGGCGTCGAGATCACGCAACAAAAACACTTTGATGCTGGCATGGTGAAGATCCATGCCGGTGAGCCGGGACACATGCTCAGGCGCAACCGGTTTGGGATGGATCGAAACTTTCGAACTGAAGTTGCGTTTGAAGAACTCGATTACTTCAATCCACGCAACTTCCTGCTGTCACAGGAGATAGATTCGCCGCTCAACTTTAACATCATCACCTTTCCAATCATCACTAGCGACAATGATCAGATCGAGAATTACATCTTTGACGGCGTAATTGAACCGTTCACGATCAAGTCACGGGCCGCGTTCTTCAGCATCGATGTTCCCTTTGAGGCCCATGAAGTCAAGGGCGCAGTGATGGGAGGCAATACGGACAGTACAATGTCGAGTGACATGGTGTTGACTGTAGACTACTATGACGTTCGACAGCGTCAAGTTGGATACCTCGACCTGGTCGACATGATTGACGGACGGTTTCCTCTCAATGGGTTCTTCAACACCGACAAGGCGCCTTGCGCTCCGTTTACGGATGAAAGGTACGTTCGAAACGTTGATGCACCGGTTACATATGATAGCACTATGACAGCGGCACTCAGCATGATGTCAGGTTCAACAGAAAACTACATCTCAAGCTTGCAGCGTTCGGCCACAGCGGGCTGGACGTACGATTCAACGACAAACGTTGGGACTGACTCGATCGCGTTTGGAGGAATGGTTCACTGATGAGCGCCACGCCCAAATCGCTTCGGGGTGCACTACCGAGGAGGTTTGAGGACTACGTCCTCAACCGCATCACTTCTCGTGCAGTAGGTCTGACCAATGTCCCAGCAGCAGCATTCACTCAGGTCCCTGGGACGGTCGGCGATGGCTACACTGACGACGCGGTCAGCAACCCGATCTCAATCGGTTTTACGTTCAGTTTTGACGGGATCGATTACAAGAAGTTCGTTGCTAGCACCAACGGTTGGATGGCACTGGTCGATCCATCAACAGGTACGTTTTCTACCGCTGAGGTCTTGAACAGCACTTCTGCTGTCAACTCTGGGATCAAGTCCACGTTTACATCGAACGCTGTCGTTTTGGCGCCTTGGTTTGACGACTTGAAGAACGTTGCCTCCCAACCCAGTCAAATCACAGGATTTAGCACTGAAAAGGTGCGTCGCATCCAAGAAGGCCTCGAACCTCCCCCTCCTCAGCTGGATCAGGTCAACTACGCAGTTCGCTATAGCGTTGACGAAAGGTCACGCGTAGGCCGCCGGCTCGTCGTCAGGTGGAGCTCACTCAGCGAGTTTACGACATCAGGTAGCAACCTCAAGTTTGAAGCTGTCATCTATGAAAACGGTTTGATAGAGTTTCGATACGTACCACGCGGGGCGCTGACGTTGGTGTCGACCTCCGCAGAAGATGCATCGATCGGCATCTTCATGCCAGGTGGAGCAAATCGCTTCCGCGATTTTTCTTACGGACTGGGTTATCGAGACGTCTTCAGGAAGGAATATCGTTTCGGGGGTGCCGTCAATGACTCTGCATATTCTGACACCGGCGATTCATTCACGGTACCTTACAGCGTCAACCTGAAACCTGCGTTGCACTGGCCTGGACTGAACGATGAAGGATGCGTGCTATCGTTCTCTCCGCCTCGCAGGCACCGGCAAGTGTTGCCTCGAGCAGAAATTCGTAAGATCGATTCAGTGATCACGTTACCGACTGTAGCTCGCACCGGTGACAGTCGTTTGGGCACGGATGCAGTCAGGTTTGACGATCGTCGTAGCCTACCGTTCATTGCAGCAGGCACCTCGCCTACGGGTGTGACGACAGGGTCGTTGATCAACTATCCCAGCGGTCTAGCAAGACTGCAAGGCGATCGATCGCTCGAATCGATTGAACGAAATGACTTGTTTTCTGACCTTGAATTGACAGCTAGCGTGGTCAGCTCGGTCATCGATAGCTTCATACAGGTCGTTCCTTCGACTACGATTCGTCCGTTCTCAGAGGACAAACGTTTTGAGAACGACCCTGGGTCTGCTGCCGACGTGTTCTTTGCGTCTGGTTCCAGTGTTGCCGCGTTAGGCGACGGACTACAACAACCATTGCGATCAAAAACGCAGGTCCGTCTATCGTTGCCCATCAACCTATCGACGACGATGTTCGGCGTATCGTCGAGCATCTACTACTACAACAGCCGTGTCGGCTGTTGGCAGGTCCCTCAAAACTCCTCATACGTCATCGGCACCGGTTCGACGACAAACGACAGCGGCCTCTCACGAGGTGACATCGCCTACCCAGGTGCCCTGTCTGGCACTAACATGATGATCATCGAGGATGCTCGGGGGTTTGGTCCCATCGGCAACGTCGTTTCCTCTGGGTCACACAATTTCTCAGTGGCAGGTGATCAAACAGATGCTCGCATCGGAGCCACGTACTCAACACAGGCTGCACTGGCAGCGATCAACCAATCGTACGCAAAGAGCGTCCAGGTCAATCCGGATTACAGCGCTCAGCTCGATGAAACGTTGACGTTGCCGATCTGTCAACCTTTTCTCATCGAGCGCGCCGTCATCGAGCTACCTCTTGCTGCCGGCCCTGGGTGGTTCAATGATCGGACGACTAGCTTCCAACCCATCGATCACCTGTCACAATCGTTTGACTTCGCCGGACCTGCGTTGACTGTCGCTCTCTTCAATCAGATACGCATTGGTTCTTCTGACCGTCGTGATCTGATCATGACAGGCACCATCACTCATGCCGCAGACAACGTAGCTTCGATCGTTTTCTCGAACGCGCCAGGGATCGATGATATCTTTACGATCAGGCCTGTAGGCATGCCTGCCTACGGCGCCCGACCAGGAGCCATCGTCAATCCACAGAACGACCGATTCACTGGTTCCGTCGCCGTTCGTTGTGAGGCGCAATCGACCAACGGCGTCATTGCTGCGTTCACGCGATACATGTTGACGTCATCTGTCAGCCCGGTCCAGGGAATGATCGAGCTGTTCAACACACCCAGTTTTGCATTGTTTAGCAGCGCTAGCACCAACTACCGACAGATCTGTCGCATCGGCTATATTGATTGCCTGGGCCGTGGAGCGACGGGCTTTGATCCGTCCGGTCGTTCGATCTTTGGCAAGGAATTTGCTGCACCCCAAAACATCACTGGTGAAGGACGCGTTGCTAACCCGTTCTACGTGTCGGGTGCCCAAGGCGGCATGACGCTCAGCAACACGGCGTCATTCCTCCCAGCACAATTCAGTCAGGTCCTATCGACTGGATCACAGTTTCGAGCTGTCGCAGCAATACCACTGATCGATAACGTTCCATCTCCGTACCTGGTGATGCCGGGTGACAGGTTGGTTTTGTCTCTGTCTAAGACTAGGCCTTTCTTTTGGGGCAGCACGACAGCGACCCCTCGTACGTCTGGATCAATTACTCACGATGTCACTCTTTTGACCGGGACGATCAACGTTACGTTGTATGGCAGTCTGATCAAAGAAGCACGCGAGGTCCATGACACCTTGAACCAACCTTTGTCATCAGACGCAATACACGAGATTGTCATCGGTAATGAACCCATCGTTGATCAGTTTGAAACAGCGTACCGTGACCAACTGATCAGTGGTACGTTTGATGATTATGTCACCGGATCATTGGTCACTAAGTCATTAGGGACCAACAACCAATTGATCTTAGTCACTGGATCACGCGGACGCGTTCTTAGCAGGTTCGAAGCTCGAGCGGCTGGTTACCCAACGACGTCTGTCAAGTCAGTTAACGTTCAACCATGGTTCGAACGCATCGGGACGCCTCGAGTGTCATTTGCCGTCGATGAGTCTGAGCGGTATTGGGACTCACTGATGCCTAACGTCGTCGATTGTTTTCTTGCTGACGGCACTCGCATCTGGACAGAGATGTTACCCACGTTTGCGACGTTTGGTCACCAAGCACGCATCAACAACTCGCAGACTGGGTACATGATCTTTGATATGCAGCTCAGCGAGTTTGCAGGCGAAGAAGAGTTGCTGCAGATGTTTAACGGAAACTGGACGTGGGCATACCCGTTCGAGCCGCGTTATCTGGGTGCCGGGCGGCAGCTGTCGTTCCTCAATCTCTTTGCGTCGACGTTAACGTATGCTGATCCAACGGCGTTCGTCACTCCTCCCAAGACGCTGCCGGGGTTTTTCTTTGGACCGTGCATGTTTGTTGGCACGGGACCAGACAAGTTCCTCTTTTTCAGCGACACGAGCACGATAGCAAATTCGTTGACAGGCTCTGCGACGTACGATGATACACTAAAGGGTTTGTTTGGATTCGGTGACCTCAATTGCGTCAACATCGTCACCGGGGGCGTTGACAACGGTGATCGCATTGGCACCAACCATTTTGCTGAATGGCGCTCGATTGACATGATCACCGGATCTGGTTCTGGCAACCAGATCCACAACTACTACGCTATGTCGCCTGTTATTCGAGGTTGGAAGTACGGCGTCCACAGTGGATTGCCCGCCTACAGCCAGGCATACTTTCGACCGACTCGTTACGGACAGTTCCGCGACATGCTCGAACAGCGCCCCAACGCAAAATACTACAAGTCAACACAAAACTCATCGAATCGAGGCGTTGCAAAGAGCGGCATCGGTTCATCAGTTGTCAATGTGAAATTTGTCGATGCTGACGGCAAGCTGACACGACCTGAAAATACGTCTTCACAGAACCTGAGCTACGAGGTTACATCATCATTCCCGTATTTTGACGGTGAAACACGCAATCGTTCGCCAGTCAATCCTAACACGCTAAACAACAGCATCATTTCGATCAGTTCGAACGCATTTTCGCAAATAACGTTGTGAAATGACAGACAACACCAAGCAGCTCGCCGACCGATCGTTGTTCGTTTACATCAAAGATGTCAACACGAATCGAATCAAGAGGGTGGCGGTGCCGACTGACCTACAGATCGGTGTCAAGAATAGCCCTGCTGAACTGCAGTTGCTTGGACGTTTAGCCTTATCAACCACACGTGTGATCGTCGATAAGCAGAACAAAGGCGTGCTATCGATCGGCAAACACGACACTGTTGCTGACATCGTTGTCATTGATGCACCCGCCTCAGGACGCGTCTCAGTGAAGCTCCCGACAGACCCTCGAGACGGTGAGTTACATGTGATCAAGGATTCATCAGGAACAGCTGGTGTTTATCCGATCGACATTTCATCGACGGGTTACACCATCGATGGTTCGACCACTCGGACTTTGTCCGTAGCCTATGGTGTCGTGTCAGTCTATTGGTTTGACAATGAATGGCACGTCATGTTTGAGACGATCGTCTCGAGCGGAGGAGGTTCAGGAGGCGGTGGCGATCCCGGAGCGACATACATCACACTGACAACCACATCATCGTTGTCACGTGAACGTCGGTTGAACCTGTCTGGCAGCAACCTGGCGATGACTGACAACGGTGCTGGCTCAACAGTCGACATCGACTTGACACAGGTTTTGGGCGCCGGAGCAGGCACGTTCACAAACGCAACTGTCACTGCGGATGCATATGGACGGATCACTGCCATCGCCAGCGGTTCAGCGGCTACCGCAGTTAACGCACCATTCGTCACTGTTACTAATGATGCCACGTTAACACAGGAACGTCGGCTTGTCACCGGTTACGGTTTGACGTTGCTCGACGGCGGCGCGAACGATGCTGTCATCTTGTCGTTTGCTGGTTCATTGAGCAGCTCAGCGGGCGGCGCTGCCGCCGACGTTTCAGCATCATATGTGACGATAGGCAACACTGGATCGTTGCCCAACGAAAGATCCTTGGTTGCTGGGACAGGGATCACCATCACTGACAACGGTCCTGGTTCGACTGTCATCGTCGCTGCGGCGCCTGTGGCCGCGGCGCAGATCGCCGTGCCGGTGTTTTCTTTGATGATGTTAGCAGGGGTTGCGTCCACGAACACAGCAACGTCGGGTAGCAAACAATCGATCGGTGCATGCCTGTTCAATCCAACGTTGCTCAATGCGTTCAGCGGCAGCAGACAGTATCACTTTCGAGCCATCATTGATTCATCAGAGCAACCGGTGTCGGCCGCTGTCGACCTGTATGACGTAAATGGAATCATCAGGTTTCCACCGGGTATCATCACAGGATCTGTGATGTCATCATCTAACCCAACGATGACATCGATGTCATCGAACATCACATCACAGCTATCACTAGTCACTGGGTCTGGGATCTTTGAGGCTAGGTTGTGGAAGACAGTGTCAGGTTCACTGACGAGTTCGGTCGTTTGTCGCAACGCCCGGATCGATGTAGAATATACGTAAGGAATCAAAGAACATGGCAGGCACAGTCTCAGGGTCAGTCGACCACGTTCACGTCAGCGCGGTCGCCGCCAACCAGAACCAAGAGGTCTTTACGACCATCTTTCGGTTTTTCAACGGCCCATTACGATCTGGCAGTTACGTTGAACCCGTCGCCTACAGCACGGGTTCTGCTGCCGGCGGCACCAATTTCCACGATGAGAGCAATCCGTTTCGTGAGAATGCGTTCTTTGTCTTTCGATTTGTCACAGGTTCCATCAGCGGCACAACCTCAAAAAGAACGAACAACCTCTATGTTTGCTTTCAATGGGCTGACACCAACTTGTTCAATGCCACACCGGGCGCGCCTGGTGCGTTGTTGGGCCTGACTAACATCGACGGCATAGGACTGTCAGCCGCCTGGCGCGCAGACGGCGGTAACCCATGGGGTGGATCAACAAGGTTTGATGGTACCGACACGAAAGGCAGTCTTGTGTGGGTCAGCGGTTCGAGCACTGTCTATGCCTACCCTCGATCCAACGCTTCAGGCGGTTCATTCGCGACCAACACAGAAAACATGGCACGTATCTGTGACGCCGGTACAACGACTGCGAATCGCTGGCACATGGTCGCTGACCGTGACAATTTCATCTTTGTGTTCGACAGCACACAAAACACGTCTGTCGACTGGTTCACGGTCTTGGGCGTCTATGACCCGATACCCGCCTTATCTGGGACGTTTGCGGACCCAGTCTTCATGATCAACAGTAATCCGGCCGGGACCGCCCTCAACATCATCACAGCAGTCAAATATGGTGGCGCTGCTGGCACTGCTGCAACACAGGGAGGTATCCACGGCACATCGGGTTCAGTGACAGTACGCGATCTCATCATAGATCGTTATGGATTTGGTGTACTTGCTGACACCACGCTGCAACCTAACACTCAGTATGCGCTGGCAAACTACGATGAGTTCAAGGTACCACTCATCATGTACGACGGTGCAGATAAGGGATTTCTGGGATACGCTGAGAGGATCTCAGAGGTTTACAACGCAAACTCACACGACATCACTGCTGACGGTCAACGTGTTGCGTTCGGCCAGGCATCGACCAACACCATCAAGACAGTCATCCCGTGGTCAGGTTCAGCCCCAGGCACCACGTCGACTCGAGCCGGGAGACAGTTCTAATGGCTGTCATCCGGATCGGTACTGCACAGGTCGACGTCGTCAACAGCAGCTTATCCAACAGTGAGCTGCGGGGACGAAACAACACAAAGAAATCAAACTTCGTCCCCGCAGACGCACTGACCAGCGTTGCCACCACACAGGTGGTTACCGTTGAACGCACCATCGTCTACCGGAAGCGTGGTTACCGCGCCGCGGTTCAGGACTACGAGTATTGGACGACCACGGTACGTAACGATTCGCCGCCTTCTGGAAACGCCTTGATCGACATCACTGTCGTCAATGAGTACCTTCGTTGACCGGTACGACCTGGGGTACCGGTGCACGTCTCAGCCACTCAGCCTTCGCCTCGCGGAGCTCACGTCGGCGTTGTTCACTGTCAACTTCACCGCGATCGTGGGTTTCTTCTTCTCCCGTTCCCATGACATCGATGGTGATCAACATTTGGCCAAACCCCTTCGTTCATAACTATCGAGTTGATGACACCCCGGGACCGCCAAAGGCGGCCCACCAGGGCTTCACGGTTTATTCTGTGGGTCGTTGATGGTAGATTCCACCATCACTCGAGTCATATTTTAGCAGTGGCAGGATGGCATTGAGGGTCTTCAACGACAATCGATCGGCATCGATCCTGGACTTCAACCACCCAGCTGTGCTGCTCGCGTGACCTTCCCACAGGGCAAAATAGGGTGCGCTCCACTCACCTGAGGAGATGACAAGCTGCGCAAACTCTTTACGATCTGAGGCTTGTCGTTTGAATGCGGCAAACCTGTCATCGACCTGTTTCATGTATTCCTGTGCAGCATGCGTCAAGGCTTCGAGCTCGCGCCTGATGTCATCCTCGACCAAAGACAAAACGTCATCAATTTCACCTTTGATGATTGCTCCGAGCGCACGACCCCGTGAGACGGTGATCAGGTCCTTGGCTTTTGACGACAAGATCCACGCTGAATTCTTGATCTTGCAGCGTTGGAACGCAGCGTTACACGCTACGATACCTTCGAACTTTGCTGGATCGTTAGCTTCGACGAACGATCGCAATCGACTCAAGCTAGCGTAGTCACTGAATCCCCACGTCGTGGGAAGCTTGACGTGGTCAAGCTTGACGTCATTGACGTGTAACTCCTGACCCGTGGCCGTGTGTCGAGCCGCGATCAATGTCACCTGAGGTTCATCGTACCTGACGACGATCCTGTTGTAGGGGGTCGTCAGCTCGAAGACGTAGGTCAATTCCTTGTCGAATCCGACGCTGTCGACATGGAAGTTTTGGGCACGGGTTCCCTGCGATCGTTCAATTGTTTGTCGCAGCGACCGCCAGAAGAGCTGCGAAAACGTCATGTCGCCGATCTCCATGTGTCCTGCCCGGATCGGGAGGTCTGCCTCTGGCACCGATCGCGTCGCCGCGTGCCACTGTTGTGCAACGTGGTCCCAATAGACGACGATCATCGTGCCGTCTAGCTTTTCATAGATTCGAATCGACGGATCGTCCCAATCGATGAACGAACAAGACGAATCACCGTAGTTGTAGAACCGGTTCATGGGCCAGGCTACGACCTCGACTTCACCGACGATAGCGGTCGGACCAGTGACCGGAACGATCGGGCGCAGGATGAGTCCCCGGCACTGTTCAGCGATAGGATCACCGCTCTTCGTGGAGATCTGATCGTAGTTGAGAGAGACCTTGGATCGATCCGCAGAGAAGCGCGCAAAAACACCGTGCTCGAGCTCAAGTTCCTGCAAGGACCTTGTGCGGAGGTAATCAACAACCAATGGTCGTGCCATGGTTTGATCATACCACAGGGTGGTCACTCAATTTCACTGCACTCGTCGTCGGCAAACACCTCTCGCAGGTCGATGCACGACGTTGACTCATCGATTAGTTTTGTCACTATGTCATCAAACGATGCATCACGAAATGGTACATCAACGTGTAAGACCCAACCGTAGAACGGGTCAATGACATACCCGGGACCGTTGGCAGACTCACGCGCCTTGACGAGCCTGACGTTGTCGAGTCGATGGTGATAAGGTCCGTCATAGACGAACTCACAACCCATCCACTCAGCCTCAATGAACTCGTCTGGGGTGATGACGACCTGTTGACACTGTTCAGAAACGTCTACGCCTGGGGCGTCGACGAGCCAACAATACAGTGCCTCCGGCGTTGAGAAGACATTGAAGGCCCGACCCAGCGAACCCGTGTTGACGTCGATCCTGACCTTCTTCATGCATCGTAACTAGGATGCTTAAGCCCTAAGCTCGGTCGGCCACGAGGGAATTGAACCCTCTTATTTCACAAGAATTTATAAGATCCCCGACCCCAACCGGGAGTGCCATGGCCGATAAAATCGACACGATCATATCAATGATGCGAATAGATCGGCATCGTCGCCACAACGAATCTTTAGCTTGTCGAGCCAGGCCTGTGACTTTTGTTTGAACATCACGGGTAGCTTGGTTCGCTTGTCGCTCCTCGACTTGCAAACAACGCCCTCGAATGTCATTCCTGTCAAGGCGCTGTTGCGTACGCTATCAATGAAATCGGTAGCACATGTCCCAACGTAAAGCACACGAGCATGATCAATCTCATAACGATCAACCAGGCTGAGGTACCTTTCAGGTTCAAGGATGCCCTGATTAAAGGGAGCGATGTCAAACAAGGTAACCGTCTGCGTCTCATTGAGGTCGTGGTTACCTGCAAACGATGACGGACCCCAGAACTCAAAGAAGCAGACGGCACTAGGGTAACCCGTGTCCTTCAAAGCGCGCCCCAAGCGCTCACCATACTTGTCGATGATCAATTCTGGAACTCGAGACAACAAAGGATCTGCGTTGTCAATGACACGATGTCGAGTTCCGAACTTATACCAACCGCGCTTGGCCGACCATTCAGCACGGACGTTGCTGCCGTCAAGCTTGTCAAAAGCTACGATCGGTAGCAACGTTTCTACATGATGAGAGATCGACGGATATGCTTTCATGTAACACGAACGTCGACAGAGCAGGTGCCATCTGAGGGAGTCGAACCCTCATGCTCGAGGCGGCGCGTTTTGAGGGCGCTGTGTCTGCCTTATTCCACCAAGATGGCAATTCAAACAACAGTAACTATCAACCTACGTTCTTTGCGTCAATCGTTCTGATGCTTTGACAGCTGCATCATATGACGACCCGATCTTTTTGTACAGGTCATCAGGTGAATACCCTTCAACGGATACACCCGTTGAATGAAAGACCTCAGCCTTTTCATGACACTCAGGGCACAGTGAAATGCCGTTTTCTTTGCAGTACCCGCCGTTTGGCATCAAGTTACGATCAGTGATGTGATGTGCGTCCAAAGCTAGCAGCTGTGACGCGCGTGACCAGTTGCACATCCTGCATGCATAGTTGTCCCTAGTGAAGACAGCTTCACGGAACCTTTTTCTGACCAACTTCTTGTCGAAGGACATCCGGAGCGAGGTGCCAGATTCGAACTGGCGTCTCCTGGGTGGAAACCAGGGGCAACGACCGCTATACCAACCTCGCATTCTTGCGTTCACCTGCAGCTCGGGCATGTAAGCTATCACGTTACATGGTACCTTATCGACAGTCGATGAGAACTTCGATGATCTCGTTTGGAAATGAATCTGATTGCAAGATCGCTAGCGGTTACTGACAAGTGAGCAGGCAGTGGGACTCGAACCCACGATCTCGACCATGGCAAGGTCGCGCAATACCACTTTGCTATGCCTGCATGTGTTCTTTCGCAGCATGCTCTAAACAGTAACTATCGAATGGTTCATTGTCGATATTAGGTTGTTGCTTTGACGTAGTGGACATCAGGGACTGCGACTATGAAAGAGACATCAACAGCGCTGTCGCTGACCTTGATCCTAAAGTAGGACACCTTTCCACACGCTGGACACGCATGTTTGTACAATCCCGTCGTCAGTGCTCTGATGTTTTCAGGCAAGTGTTCATTGCTACTGCACCGGCGTGTCAGACCAGACATAGTCCAGTCGTGAATGATGTCGGTGTCATTGATCAGTTGCGTTGTCATCAGCAGAACAGGCAGGATTCGAACCTGCGGGAGGCATGCACTTGATGCACCCTCCTCCTCGCTTCCAACGAGGTGCCTTCAACCATACTCAGCCACTGTTCTATGCACTTGCTCGTCCAGCAGAAGGTGAGGGATTCGAACCCCCGGCGGTGTTACCCGCTTCGATTTTCAAAATCGACGCCATAGACCACTCGGCCAACCTTCTATGTCACTTTTTAAACGTCTTCCTCTGCCTTAAGATGTCTTGGTGTTTCTTTTCTACGTGTTCATGGTAGCAATGAACACACACCACGTCGCGACAATACAGGCAGATCCATGCTTCATTGCCAACGTCCTTGCCTTTAACGGGAGCAGAGTACATGGCGATGGGTTGGTTGCATGTAGGACAGTGAATGTTCACAGCGGAAGGTGAGGGAGTCGAACCCCCAAGGCTTTTACGCTCGACTGCTTTCGAAACAGCTGCCATCGCCCATTGGCTTGACCTTCCATTGTACTTACGACCACATCATTACGTAAATTTACTACGTGGGAGGAAGCAGTGGGACTCGAACCCACGGAACCTTTTGAGCCCTCCTGGTTAGCAACCAGGTGCAATCAGCCTCTCTGCCATGCTTCCGTTTTGTCACTATTTTTGAGTGACGTTGATGTTTTCTTCATTGATGCCATCTTGGCCTGGTGTTTGTTCATCAGGAGGTGGATCACCTGTCTCAAAGAACATTGGAGTGCACTGAACGTTGGGAACCGGAACCTCAATCGACTGACCGTCAGGCATCACCATATCGATGGTTTGTCCATCATCAACACAGATATCTGACGTCTCACGAGGTTCATCAACGTCAAAGACCGGATCAGGAGCTTGTTGATCAACGGGCGGTGGGTGGTCAACGTCAGTTGGTGACGAATCAACAACGAGACAGCTACTACACACAAACGCAGCCACAACGATCAGATGTTTCATTTTCAATGACCAATCTATCAGGTGTTAAGAACGACGTTCACCATTCATTCACAGTAGCTTAAGATGACCCGTGATTGCATCGATTGTGCCCTCTTCGGCCGGACCAAAAGCGGCACACGTCAATGTAGGCGTGCCGTTGAATTCAGTCTTCCCGGAGTCGATGATCATGTGTGACTCGACGCCCTCGAGTGAGGCCTTGAAGACCAGGTGTCTCAACTCATCTTCAGAATCGATTCCAACGACGATCTTGGTAAAGAGCCCAAACAACCACGCCGCTTCGACTGGCGACAGGTTGACGACGAGCTGATCTGGTCGATCGGATTCATTGTTGTCACACAGGAATTTCATGCTAGCGTGGGCCACCTGGGCCGCTAGTTTACCCTTTCGCATGTTTAGATCACGACGAACAACGATGACCTGCTTGACGTTTTCCACGTTACCTCAGTGCGGGACCAGGGGATCGAACCCTGCATGTGCCACCTTGTCGAGGTGGTGTGTTCTCCAGCTCACTCGTCCCGCTCAGTGTGTAGCATAATTGCTACGCACCTTCAACGTGTCATTGCTTGACGTTATGTTCTCGCTCCGCGGCCCGGCGGTCCTTTGCTTTCACCTTGAGCCTCGTCGGCTCAACCAGCTCGGGTTCAGCTGCAGCTGCGGGCTTGACCGATTGCGTTTTGTTCTGGATCAGGGCGGCTTTGATCCTGGCGCGTTGCTTGACAGCGCCTTGCCCCGCACCCAAACGCAGGTCGAGGTCGGCCAGTTGTTTGTCAGGAGACATGGCATGCCAGACATTTTGGCGTTCGAGGGCCTCTGCACGCTTGGTCTCGTTGTGGTCAGGCCGCGGCCCCGACCCAGTGTACTTCCTGCCAGAACAGTCTTTCTTGCTTCCCTTGATGATTCCGCTCATTTGTCTTCACCTCAGCGTTGACCGCTAATCAGACGAACCCAAATTCACCGGTTCGGATCCCGTGGATTCGGCGGGTAAGAGTTCCTGCACGCAGGAAAAGGATAGACGTAAGCATTGTGTACACGCGTAGTACAAGGATCGTGCCGGGGTGTTCGAGGTACGTCCCATTCGGCGTAGCAGCCAGAAAGAACAAGCAACGTCACAATGATGTACCACACGTTGTTAAGCATTTTCATCGATGTCGCACCCCCGGTAGGAATTGCACCCACATCATCTGCATTAGAAGAGCAGCGCCTCATCTGTTCGAGCCACGAGGGTAAATCACTAAATGAGAGTGTTCACCTCCTAGGATCTCAGTCCATGGGGTGATTCATTACAAAATCACCCGGCCGGGATTCTCACCCGTACGGTTACTTACCTCGTGTCTCCGGCAGGACTCGAACCTGCGATGGTTAGCTAGACCGTCAGTTTAGGAAACTGGTGCCTTATCCACTAGGCTACGGAGACGCAATCTTGATTGTACGAAACGTTGCGCTGATGCGGGGTTCAGTTAACTCAGGCTCTTTCGGAATTCCATGAAGCCAGTCCTGCTGGCAGTTGTCGTGCATCACCAACAGGCTGCCATTCTCGATCACGACTTTTCTGACATCTCTTTTGTCATGTCTTGACCTGAGGTGGAATGTTCTAGGACCTCCCAATGAGATCGTTGCGATCAATGATCCTTCAACGAGATCATTTTCGTTGTCGGTATGGTACCCGATGCTGTCAGACCCAGACCGATAGAAGTTCAAGAGACAACTGTTCAGTTCAAAAACGATTCACCTCCAAATGCTGATTCACAAAAGATCCTGAGAGCATATAGCTCAGTCGTCCACGGCAAAGGTTCATTCTGGATGCCAGAGTAGAAGTACCTGGCGCCCGGATCACCATACCACGCAGTAAGCCTAGGCATCGGAACGATTACGTTCCCTTTGAAGGTGATGCTTTCCTGACGCCAGGCAATGGTTTGCTCAAGGACCTTGAAGAGCCTTTTTGCTAATGATTCAGGCAAGAAACCTCGAATGAGTGATACACAACCCGGAATCACCTCTTCGCTAGATTCTTTCACTTGACTCATGTTTGTCTCCACGCGGCCTCGCTGTCAGGAATCGAACCTGAATTTCAAGCTTCGGAGGCTTGCGTGTTTTCCATTTCACCACAGCGAGATTTTATCAGTGCCACGGATGGGATTCGAACCCACACGAATCATCACTGCAGTCTGAGTGCAGCGCGTCTGCCATTCCGCCACCGTGGCATGGTTCAATAGTACCAGGTCTCAGACCTCATTTTCATACTGGCTCAGTCTCAATTCTTCACGGAGACCTTCAAGGAGTGTGCCTAACACGTTCTCGCCTTGGCCGCGGCAGACTCCCCAGAACACGTCACCATGCGTGTTGCCCTCGATCAACCGTGCGTCCCCCGTCTCCAAGAGGCGGGGCGCCATGAACGGGTTTTCGAACTTCTTGCGGAGAAGCGACCTCATCACCTTGACCTTGACATCGTCCCAATCGCTCCGGAGCGGAACGCCCTTGCCCAATGCCTTTGCTTTTGCGGGTGTGTCTGCGTTGCGGATCATGCGCTTTGACCACGGATCGTTCGTCTTCGCGGCCTGGTAGGCGTGCTCAACAGTGGGATAACGTTCACCATCGACATAGATGACAGATGGGTAGAAGTTTGACAAGAAATCAAACTCTCCTCGAAAAGAATCAATGATCATCAATCCTTGTTCTTCTTTCATCGCTGCTTCTCGTCTTTTCGTGACCAACATTTTTCATCAGTGTAGTCCACGCAGCAGGACTCGAACCTGCAACCCCTTGCTTCGAAGGCAAGCGCTCTGATCCGTTGAGCCATGCGCGGGTGCTGGTGATGGGATTCGAACCCATTACACGGTGCGTATGAAACAGCTGCCTTCCAATCGGCCTCACCAGCATTTCACTTACTCAGTGATCCACTCCAAGTGTGCTCGGAGGGACTTGAACCCCCACGCCGAAGCAGTGCGTTCTAAGCGCACCGTGTCTGCCATTCCACCACGAGCACGTGTCACCTGTCACAGCCGGTCGAACCCGAGTGTCTCCGAGCCCGTCCCGGACGGTGTCAAGATGGTGTCCCCGGCAGGACTCGAACCTGCAACCCCTTGCTTCGTAGGCAAGCGCTCTGTTCCATTGAGCCACGGAGACAATTAAAACGAAGCCGTCAACAGAAAACCACATTACTTTCTCACACAAACACAGTGAGGCCTGAGTGGGCACCCGTTAGCAGCATAGTATCGTCGGAGGGATTCGAACCCTCACGCCCTTGCGGGCACTGCGCGCTCAACGCAGCTCGGCTTCCATTACGACACGACGACGTGTTAATGTTTGAAGACTCACCATATGATGAAATTCTTAGCCTCGCCAAAGAGAGAAGCGAGACTCTTTTGATAATTCTCAACGTTGTTGCTGTAATAGCCACACCGTTCCAAGTACGTTGCAGCACCCATGACATCGCTCGCATCAAACCTGGGAATGACACTGGGACATCGTTGACGCAACGTGTTCCAGTATGCTATGCCTCCGCTGCGAGCGGTTGGAAAGCTTTTGAAGCTGCTGCGTGCCACCTTGTAGTAGGGACCCGTTGATCCGTATGCTTCTTTCCCAATGTTTCCCAGGTTGTTGTTAAACGTATCACGGCCGCGGCCGTTCTCAATCGAGACATGTGCCCAGGCCATCCTAAGCCGTGACGGAGACACAGGACGACCGAAAACATCGAAGTGAGAGTCGACCAACGCTTGGACCAACTCTTGAGGGGTCAGTGATGTTCGAACACGTTTGACCTGCAGATCGCATGTCGTTTCCATGTCAAGCAACAGACCCAGGATGCAGATGAGTTGTTTGAAGACTGTCAATCGATGCCCCAATCGGATCGGATCAATGAAACTATGTGATTTGCCCTTGAAACGTCATCCGGTTTGCTTGTAGAACGTAACCGTGTGACTTCTTCCCACCGTGGATCAAGACGGTATCCAACACCAGCTCGTTCGAGCCTTTCAAAGGCGTCAAGTTCTTTGTCTCTGTTGTTCATTGCGATCCCGATGGGATTTGAACCCATATCGACCTGCTTGAAAGGCAGGAATCCTAAACCTCTTAGACGACGGGACCCGGTCTTGGTTGTGAAGACTATTCATCCGGATGATGCATGTCATGGTGGGCCTTGTAGGCCACCATCGCAGCAACAACAACAAAGAGCGAAAACCCGATGAGTAGCTTAGCTTTCATGTTCAACACAATACCAAACGTGTAAAGTCAGTTACACTGCTGGAGCTGTCCAGGGGAGTCGAACCCCCAACCTCGCGCTTACAGGGCGCATGCTCTGCCAATTGAGCTAGGACAGCATTGTGCTTTATAAATCTCGTTATTTCGTATACGACGAACTGTCAGTCGACTGACTCCGAATTCAACGGCAAGATCAGTGACTGTTTCAAACACGCCCAATTGACGTTGTCGAATTTCATCTGCTTGAGCCTGTGTCAATTTTGAACGCGGGTGTCGCTCGCCGGTTCGGCCGTGCATCGGATTGTTCGATCCGACTTGTTTGGCACGCATTTCTCGGAAATGAAGATTAGGTTTCCCTCGTGTTGCATCACCGATCTTGCGTCGTGTTTCTTCGGATGCAGGCGAGCGAACAAGGGCCTTTTGGCGAATTTTCTCTCTTGATTCTTTGCTGAATTCTTTCTTTGATTCACCGCCACTCGTAAGATTGTAGCCCTTGCACGAATTAAATGAATCAAAGTGTGACACCCAATGACGTTCACGATCGTCAACTTGATCATCATCACACTCTTCTACGATCACAAAAGAGAAATTTTCTCGACCGTACTTACGAATTGCTCGATACAATGGTTGTTGTGCACCTTTACGTGCAGCATAAAGATGCCCTGCTTTGCGATTTGCAAAATCCTTCGTCTGACCAACGTAGACTTTTCCATTGATCAAATTGATGACAGAATAGATGAATCGCATAATTCATCATACACATCAAATCAACTTTGTATATCGAGTGAGCTGTCGCCCGGAATCGAACCGAGATTTGCACCGTACGAAGGGGCTGTGTTGACCGTTAGCACCACGACAGCATTCCGTTCACCTACCGCATGGGATTCGAACCCAACCATGACATTCAGAGTGTCTTGCTCACCACGAGCTCGCAAATGGTTACTTGGGTGTGTCTAACAGGACTCGAACCTGCGCTCTCTTTGTCAAAGAGCAACCGTTGACACTGTGTGTTGACTTTACAATGAAGCTAGGTGATCATGGTGGGAGTCGAACCCACAAACCCATTCGGGGATCGGAGTTTAAACCCGACTGCTGTGCCAATTCGCAACATGATCAAGCGTCGTAAGACAGTTGAGCTGACGACAGGAATCGAACCTGCGTATGCCTTCTTACCGAGAAGGAGCCTTACCTCTAGGCTACGTCAGCAACTGATGCTTCTACCTTAACTCACCTGTCAAAACACTTTCACTTTCACCTACACCGTCGATGGGAGTCGAACCCACAAGACCGCTGCGTCAGCGATCATGGCTTCATGAGCCGCGCATGCCAGTTCCGCCACGAGGCTATCGTGGTTACTCGTGAGAGTCGAGAGTGAGAGTCGAACTCACATGATCACGGAGGTTGCAGCTCCGCCGCTAGCCTTTGGCGTTCCTCGACAGAAGATCATTTCTTTGCCACACCCAACCACTTACCGTGTTGCAGGATGCCCTTACCTGTGAGGGTGCTGGGCTGTCCTTTCACGTCAGATGCCACCGACAGGAAGAGTTGACGCAACGATTCATCAACATCGTTAAGCGCCATGAAAACCTCATCATCGAGGTCATCAACGGATAGGTTAGCATCAAGTTTTTTGACAATGGCTTGCATTTCGATGACAGCCTGTTTGATCATCGCTGCCGGAGATTTGTCATCAGCCTCAGCGATCACCTGGTGCAATTGCCGTGCAGTTAGCTTCATAGATTAGTATGTATACCTTTACCCCACGTCAATCGAGTCTTCGTTCCTGACGTGGAAATACCGTCGGAGGTCAACACGCATCCTCTCGCCTGCGTCGGACAGGTGATTTAACCCCTGCCAGTCGTGCATCAGGTCCTGGTCAGGATCATAGTCGTGTTTGGCCAGGATCTGCCATCTCTCAACGTACCGGCGGTCCTTCTTTCGACCGTGCCAGTGATGCCAGATCGATCCGGGCATGTAACCGATGTTTTTGTTGACGTGTACGTTGGCTCGCTCCTGCCACGTCAGTAGCTCACGGCGATAGCCTGGAGTGATGAACGTTGGAGCAAACTCAGTTACCTTACCCACCAAGGCCCAGGCCATGTGATGGTCAGCTGAGCCCAAGATAGCGAAGTCCATCAACCCGCCCAATTCATCGAATGCTTCTCGACGGGCGGCCCAAGCATAGCCCGGGTGCCAGTGTGGGTAGTTGTACTTTGAATTGGGTAGTGGCTTACCGCTGACGTAGGAGTAAACAAACCCATCATGGATCTTGATCACTTCGCCAGAGGGACCTAGGTCGACGGCATTTTGAAACAACTGGATCACCTGGTAGTGCTGCAGCTGGTGCACTATCTCCTCGGCCCAATCATCTCGCATGAACTCGATGTCTGCATCTATCCACGCAACGTACTGCCAATCGTGGGGTAACCGTTGTACCCCCAGGTTGATCATGTTTTCTTTGTGCCAGATCTCATCATCGGTCCTCAGCTGGAGGTGGTGAGGGTTGTCCGGTGACGTCACTTCGAACGGTCTTTGTCCGAATGCTGCCTCGACCGTCAATAGGTTGACGCCGCGTTCTTTACAGTGTCGCTCAAACTTCTTGTACAGTTCGTAGCGGCTGCGGTACCGTGCTGGATTACTGATCACGGTGACAACCCACAGCTTGTCAAGCTCCGGCATCCGACTGTGACGATGGTGATGCATGATCGTGTCACTAAGTAGTCGACAGTGCCGTGTTTAGAGGCCTTGGAGGTCGGGATCGAACCGACTCATCTTCATCTGGCCCACGCGGTCGGTAACGACCCGACAACCTCTTGGGTTTCAACCAAGCGCTCTACCGTTGAGCTACGCGTGGATATATCAAATTCGTGACGTTCAATGTCATCTAAAAACCAAATTTCAAGATTCAAACCCAAGGCGCGAGCAGCATCCCACTTTCGAGGATCGTGTTCACGAATGAAGCCTTTTGTTTCGATGTACCTGATCGTCTGATCAACATCGATGATTTTGAAATCAATCAAGTACGTGTGTTCTGTTCCGTCGGGCCACACGTATGAAATTCGATCATTCGTGTATTCCCATGAACTGATGAGATTCAGATTCATCCAAGCATCTAGAATTTTGCATGTTCGAAACTCATATGTTCCTTGAACACGAATGTCTTTGTACGACATCCATTGACATGTCCCTCCCGTCGGATGACGTGTTCCACGCTCGAATGCTCTTTTCGCCGCGGCGCTCATATCACGAAATTGATTCGAGCACGCAGTTGAGCAGTACTTGGTACCTAACTTTGAAGGAATTACTCTAAAAGAGATCCCACAAGGACATATGACTGTATGTCTTACAACTCTTTCACCCCGTGAATTCAAACAAGTTCTTCCCTTGAGTGATTTTGCTATTTTGATGTTAATTTCAGCGCGTTTATTGTGCGTTGAAAAGCCACGAGCGCAACGTGCAGAACAAAATCTGCCAGAACCGTATTTTCCGTCATGTACCAACTGACATCGTTCACAATTCGAACCAATCACTAGTCTAACTAGACGTATCAGTTCAAATAACACCAAGTTAGCTTCTCCAGGATTGGGGTGAGTAGCGGGAATCAAACCCTGCTCTTCCTGATTCACAGTCAGGCGTGCAATCAATACACCATAAACACCATGACGTTATGAACGCTTTTTGCGACCGTATGTCGAAGTTTGAGTATGACAGTTAGGACACAAAAAACGAAGATTCTCGATCACGTTGTTCTGATGATTTCCATCAACGTGATCGAGTTGAAGCGTAAGTACTGCACCATTCCAAAACGGTTCAAGATTGCAAAGTTCGCAACGATATGCTCTTCCTGCTACAAGGAGAGCTTTTCGTCTTGATCTTCCTGATTTTGATTGAAGAGAAATCACTAACTGTTCAGGAGACCAATGAAATCGAGCATGACCTCCAAGTGCCGGGCCATTTCGAAAAACTTTGTCACAGAGAGTACATCGATGTTCTTGCTTGACGCGAATAGGACGCTTTTCAAGCTCTCCACGTCGAACGTGCGCTGAGCGATGTCCCGCGTAACTTGTCTTGATATCAGTTGTGAAATCACAAATATCGCACTTCATTTGAACCCAAGACCATTTTAACAATGTGAATGTTGTTGTTTAGTCCGAGTCGCGAAGACAGGATTCGAACCTGCGACCCCGCGTCCCCCAGGTCGCGTGCTCTAAACCAAACTGAGCTACTTCGCGGTCGGGATGAGAGGACTCGAACCTCCGTCCACGCGGTTCCGGACCGCGGAGTCTGCCGCTGACGTACATCCCGTTGTCACAACGTTATGGTCGACCGAGAAGGACTCGAACCTTCGGTATCCTGGGTGTAGGCCAGGTGCTTTTGCCGCTAAGCTACCGGTCGAAAGAACGTAGGTTGTCAAGGTTCAACCCCACGGGGTCTTTAGGATCCCATGGGTTTGGTCGGGGTGGCAGGACTCGAACCTGCGATATAACCTGCACCCAAAGCAGGCGCCATAGCCGCTAGGCGACACCCCGTCTCTCTTGTCTCTTTGTCTGTCGGTTGTCTCTGACCGACGCGCCGCGTTCAACCCCTGTGGGGGTGCGGCTCGCAAGACGGCAACAGGACGAACCCGAATGAACTATGGGTGCACGTCACGCCTGAGCGTTCATGCCTCCGTAGTGTTCTTTCTTCGTGGGTCATCATGACTGTTCTTCGTTTGCGCTTAGGTGTTTACTTCAGCGATCCCAGCGGGATTTGAACCCGCATTTCTGCGCTGAGAACGCAGCTACCTGAACCGTTAGTAAGATGGGACCAAGTCTGTCTGCAACCTGAAATCTACTCTATCAGGCTACTGAACATCTGTACACAAAAAAACGCACTTTTAGGAAAGTCGTTCATTGGCAGTGTTGTGAAAACAATCGCATGAACTCAGAATCGACGTAGTTGTGTTGTGTCGGCACTTTACCACCACCACGGTGCCACGTTACGAACTGAGCGTCTGTCAAGGCTGCTTCGAAGCCTGCTAACGCCATCTTGCGAATGGGATCTGGCTGTCGTTCGTTTGCAACCTTCACCATCTCGTAGATTTGGTGTTGTCCCTTCAGGCCGCGATGGAACCCATAACGAAATGCCGTCAATTCGTTAGCGTACTGCATGTGACGACCGACGCAGTACCAATCAAGGATGCTAGCTTCTACGTTGGGTTCAAGCACGTTCCGGTCACACTTCAATGGATCAGACTGGTGTCTGAATCGGGCCGCAGATGTGTAGAACATGATCCCAGCGTTGATGTGTGAGTCCGTCAAACGATCGTAGACAGCCGGCATCAGGCCCGCCGCGTGCGGTCGGAGCGACAGATCTTGTGCAACACGTTCTAGGATGTGTTCATCGATCAACGTCACGTCAGCGTCAATCTTGGCTCGTATCCATGACGGATCGGCATCATTAAAGGTCCTATAGACGACGTTGTGTGCCTCTACCTCGGGCAGGTTATCGACCACGATGTGTTTGATGTTGACGTTTTTCTGCTGAGCGATCGACCTGACGCAGTGTTCAAAGTCAGGCTCATCACAGTGCATCGTGCAAACGACAAACGTAGGAAATCGAACCATCGTCATCGAAAGGTAATCAACCGTCAGAGACCTGTATAGACTACGTCCGAGGTTGCCGAAGTACGTGTAAAGGTCCCTCGTCAGAGACTGCCTGGCACAGGATGGGATCCTGAAGGATGCGTTGGAGATCGTCTTCAACGCCGTCAAGGGTGCACTTCAAAGAGATCATCCGGATACCATGGCTGTAATCACAATAAGAATTTTCATGCACGAGGCTCAACGGTTGGATGGGCTTACCGTTGAGCTGGTGCCAACCGAAGATGGCAACCTGCGCTGGCCGCGCGGCCAAGGCGTTGGTCAGCACCACGTCTTTCTTGTGACCGCTCAACAACGCTGTACGGTCAAGCTTGTATTTTTCAATGCTGTCGTTGATGCGCCAGTTGTGCGCAACGAAACGTGAAGTGCTCATCATTGATGCATCGTAAGGTGGTCCCCATGGGGAGGGCGCAAGCTTCGAAGGAGCATGTTGCCAGATCGTCGACACCAGTCTTGTTGTCGGCAACATGCAACCGCACGCATCTGCAACCTTTTGTGCTCCGATGGGTGACATAGGCATACGCAAAAAGTCGTTGTCGGTACCGATGCAAAGGTAGTCGCGTGACACGCTGACAACAAGCGCTTGCATCGTCCCGTGAACACTGACGGACAGCTCAATGTCGACCATCTCACGCAGTCGGTCAGGGAGGTGACCGGCTAAGATCGCATCAACGGCCGCCGCTTCTCGGCTGGCGTTCGTCAGTTTTGCAACATCATTGATGAACGCGGTCGCTGTTAGCGGTCGCTCGGGCCTGGGAAACTGTAGCTCGATCGTCATGCAGCATAACTAGCTGTCTGACGACCTACCCGTCCTTGTGACTGCCGCTGATCGACGGCTCGCTAGCAACGTCGGATCGTAACCGGTTACCTATTTCTAGGTTAGCCTGCCGCAGCTTTTCACGCTCGCCTTCCGACAGGCTGTCAACCGATCGATCAGACAACATCATGACATAGCCTTGCAAGGCTTGCAACGACCAGTCCTTGACATTGTAGGCCGGGGGACTCACCAAGTCACCTCGATGTCATCCGGATTTCCGTTCAAGCGAACGTACTCGTGCCTGACGTCGACACCCATCCGACGCAACCGGAGCGCTTCGCTTCGCAGTGCCGCTCGCGCGAGCCATTCGATGACTGATGCACTGTGCGGTGCATCATCAGCATCCGAGGCTACGATCGTGGTAGTGCCGACCTTTAGAACCACGGTCCACGTTGCACTGGTGAAAAGTGGTTGGTACAGGTCCAACACTTCTAACTGAGCTGACCCTGCCGGTGGCCAGGTCGGTTCACACGGCTCAGGTTCGACGGCGTAGTTTGGTCCGTCCGCATCATCCCAACACATGTCATCGATGATATTGCTTAGCAGTGGGTCCAACATGTGACGTAACTAAGCCTTACTTATCAGGTTTGGTTGGTGTCTTGGCGTCGTCAGACGACAAAGATGTCGCGACGATACGTAGAGAGCCGCAGCTGATCCAGCCATAGCACTGCGACGATACGATAGCAACCTCTAACGCAGTAGCATATGGTACGTTGACGACCATTCCGACGTCACGTTCTCCAAAGCAACCGGTGCTGACATCCTTAACTGCGAGGAAATCCGTCGCGGGCACGCTCGATAGAACACGTGGACCAAAGGCGCGGCCCAGTTCAGAGAGGACGACCAGGTCACCTGGCTTGGGTCGAATCATCGTCGACGGAACAGCTTATGACAGGCTCGCAACCCATCATCCAAGATCTTTCCCAACGTCCAGCCCAATGCTGCTATCACTGCAATGACCAAGCCCAGTTGGTGACCCATGATGATGCCAACCATCGCAAACAACACGATGACAGCGTAAATGATGGCGATGATGTCAGGTGCCTTCTGGGGCTGTTGTGCATCGTTAGGACGTTGGGAAAACATGTTGTGCCTCAGCGATCGATGATAGCAAACGTCTCGACCAGCACGACGCCTGCTGCTACGAAAAAAACGAAAGTGTTAGCCTTTACGTAGCTGATGTCGACCATCGAGACCAGCGACCAAGTGACCGCGCCAAGCAAGAATCCGACCGTTGGCGCGACAACAAAGTACTTCAGGATGTTCATCATCGCCAAGCGCCTGTCATTTGCGAGTTGTCAGAAACAAAGATCTGCAGCTCGCTAGACGGGAACATCAACCGACATTTTTCACCCAAGATCCATCCCCTCTTACCGCGAGACGGGATCGGTTGAGGGGCACAACCATCAGTCATGATGAGTAGGCCATCCCACCGCCCAACGTTCTTTGGGTCATTGAAAACGCGCGTGGGTGCGTTGAAATCGGTGCCACCGCACTTGACTCGCTCGAGCTTGGGAAGGGTGCCCTTCTTCCACTCAAAAACGTCGCTCGTCGAGCAGTGTGAATCAAACGGCAAGATCGACACGTCGACCTTGCGAGTCAACACGTTGAGCTCTGAAAAGAACATCTGCAGCATGTTGTCGTCAACCGACCCGGATTGATCGATGGCGATCAACAACTTTGCAGTCCAGCCTCGCTTGCTACCCGGATGAATGTATGGGTAGCGACGGTTGATGCGCTTGATCGACGTCGTCCTGTGACCACGTACGATGGTGCCGATGAACTGTCGGAGGACTGAACGCCAATTGATACGAGACGAAACGGAACGTCGGATCGCTTCACGAATCTCTGCTGGCATGTCGCCCCAACCGTTCGCCGACGTGTCAGCCTCACGAACAGCCTTCTCGATGATCGATTTGATCTTTCCTTCAACGTATTCTTTCATGTCTTCTGGGACAGTGTCCCAAAAAGAGTGATCGTCAAAGCTATCGATGCCTTGAAAATCATCGAGGTCGCCTTCATCGCTGTCACTGGGCTCTCCGGCAGACTTGCTTCCCTGACCGGAGCCACCGGTTCCAGAGCCCTTGTTCGTCAGCTTGCCTTCCGCATACGCCTCCATCAACCGCGTGAAGTACCATTCCGAAGCCATCATCGGCGGAAACGTCGCGATCAACTCACCGAGAGGTGAAGCGGTCTGTTGTTCCTTCGACGCGGCCTTGTCTCCAGGAGCGACCGGCAGCTGACCTGGGATCAACGCGCATGCCGGCAACACTTGCATCTCTCGTTTAGCCGACTTGTTGCCATGCACGATGAGCGAGTTGATTGCCAGGTCGGTGGCAACGTTCCACAGGACGTGCGGCTTTTTGCGTCGGCCCGACAGGTGGCCGTAGACGATGTGATCGTACTCATGCCTGATGCCACCGAACGTTTCACTGTTGGTGAGATCCTTCATGAAATCTGGGTTGACGCCCAGGATGAGGTCGTCCGTCTTCGGATCAAACGAAATCGCCATCGTTGGGATGGTTTTCGTGACAACCTTCTTCACGTGCCGCGACAGCTCGGCGTAAAAAGAAGAGATCTGCATGAAGCGGATCAGGTGCGGGTCAATGTCGTAATCAGACTCGCAGGGTACGAAGGGTGACATGGTCTTAACCTACCACGGCTAGCGATTGACATTCACTGTCTCGTCGCTTGGAAATCCCACGTCATCGCTCGAGCACGCTTTTCGCGACGACTGAAGAGCCAGTAAAGCAGCGCGCAGAGCTGTCGATGTGACATGTTATCGATGTCGCGCAATCGGTACCAGCGGGCAAGGCGTCGCACGTTTTCGGGCTTCGAATCCAGCAAGTGCCGTCGACGTATCTTCATCGCGCTGTTTCTTTCACCGCGTCGATAACACGATTTTCATGACGATTCAACAATCGATTACCCAGGTCGGTGATCGCGAGGACGCTCCAACCGTCACGAACCTCGGGCGTCACCACGATCAACATGTCGTCTTGACACAGGCACAGAGCACCCGTCAGGTGCTCCTTGTCCAGTTCTTTCAACGTTGCATTACGATGCTTGTTCGCGCACTGACGCAGGGCCAGCAGCAGCTCGACGACTTGGCTGCTCCACACAGGATGATCCAAAATCGAATCGATCGCATCATGTCGATGGCTGCCGCGTGCCGTGCATTCAACGTCGAACTCAATGTCATAGGACGACAGTGTACGTTTGAGCGCGTTATCAATCATGTCTTTCACTGCAAGCTTACGATCGTCGGATTCGTCGGGCGTCCCAGACACTGTCACTCTCAACATGATCCGGATCGTATCACAGATTTCCGCAGACGTTCAATTCGAACGTGAATCCGAGCCATGACATCATCGTACCATGGTCGCAAGCACACTTTCACAATCACTGTGAAATATTTCTGGCTTGGACGGCCCCCACGCGGACCTGCAGGCACCTGAAGTCGACTTTGACGGCCCACAGATTGACCCAAGATTGACCCGTGTTACCGAGACAGGGTAACCTACCTTAGGTCGGACAGTCATCTCCTGGGTCATTCTCGTGTGACACAGTGCTGTGTCATTCACCGGGAGTGATCCAGTTCCATGTCGAAATGCTCGGCGCGATTCCATAGTAGCCACAGCTACTCATTTGTCCGTCATGTGAACCGATAGCTTCGGTGATGAGCTTACCCGATGGCAACATGACAGTTACAAGCCACGTCAGGTTACGATTGATTTTTGAAAAATGCTTGCTACGATTGTGTCGACGAGTGTAAGGATCACGTTCACAGCTGATGACGATGCCGATCTGGATGTCGTCAGCATAATTGCCGGTATCGATAACAACGCCACGACGTGGAGGATTGTCAGCGTCCATCGGACCCACGCGGACGTACCGGTGCCTGAGGATGATGCAGCCCGGAGCCAGGTCCTTCTCCTTGAAGGAACGTTTACCGTACGGTCGACCAAATGAGACCGGCTTGTGTTTTCGCATCACCATAGCTCACGCTCATCGAGCGACGGAGCGTTGAAGCCTTCATCGTACCATCGACCTAGGTCTCGTTCGAACGAACGAGTCACCCGATCGAGGGCTCGTCTGTGGCGACGGTTTGCCAGCCTCTTGTCAGAAGCGTTAAAACTGCCCCATCGACGGCCACGTTTACAGTTGCGTTGCACAGCAGGAAGTGTAGCGATCATGTTTCTGTGTGTCCTCCTTTCAAGGATCACTACAGAAAAACTTTGATCACCTTCCCTCTCGTCAGCAGCAACATGGATATTACCTGTGTGCCTCGCCTCGAAGGCACTTGTCACAGTGACCGGTCAATGGGTTACCTGACCATATGATGTGCACCGGACCGAGTGACAAGCTGCAGTGAGGTCCATCGTAGTACATGTGCTTGATCCCAAAATCGAGGTGATCAGTGATGTTGATGCCCATGCACGCAGCGTGCGACGACTGCCATTCACCCGTCGAACGCCAACGATGCTGGTTGATCAGCACGACGGCGACGTGCCGCCGCCCAAGCGTGGCCTCAATGACCCACCTGAACGCTGTGCACGGGTACGATGGACCACGCGTCTCAGGTTCCTCTTTGAACTTCCAGAGCAGCATCGATCTAACGGCTAGCGACCTGGTTGTCTTTGATCAGCCGCTTGACGACCTCGGGATCGAATCCCGTGATCTTGACAAAGCTCGGTGAGGTCAACGTCACCGTTCGACCCGAGTAGGGCTCGAACTTTCCGTCGCCGGGCTTGGCATCGTAGTTGAACGTTCCGTTCCGGAAATAACTGTCATCGCCTGCAAAAACATCGACAGTCAACGTCTCGCGTTCTTTGTCACGGTAGCTCGGTGCCTTGTTGACCCGCTTGACAGTGCCGGCAAAGATGAACTGCGAGGACGACTGACGCGTCGAATAGACGATGACGTCGCCTGGGTTGACTGCCTGACCGAATGAATCTTTCACTGTGCGATCTCCTTTGCATCGTGTGATGCATCCTCGAACCATGCTGTGCCTGCAGCGATCACCTTCGGATCGACGTCTGATTCGCTGCGAAACCTCATGAACACCGGGAAACGAGCCTTGCCGTCTGAAGTGAGTCCGTCGGGCGTCAAAGGATCGGGCTGTGCCTCGATCTCGACGATCTTACCGAGATAGGTGTCAGGACCGTGGAGCTGGATATCGGCCTTGAGAGCGTCAGAGTACCCACCCCCAAGCCGGGTGACGACACCATTGGGAAGGACAATGCCGAAACCTCCAAACAGGCCTTCACGCTTGGTCCCTCGACGACCCTCGTAGTGATCGACGATGACACCTTCGTAGGTGACGCAAGGCTTGAGCTTCAGGATGTTCTCTGAGCGCTTGAAGACGTAGGGCGTGTCCACCGTCTTCAACATCACGCCCTCGAACCCAGCGTCCATGCACTTTGCGAAGTAGGACTTGAGCTCATCTTCGGACGTCGCAACGATGTGCGGCACCGGCTTGACATGCTCGCTCTGCGCAGCGAGCGACGCGATGACCATCGAAACGATGTCAAGCCGGCTCTTGTACGTCATAGGACAGGCCTGTTCGACCCAAGATCTAAGAGGCATGGCGTCGAAGACGTTGTAGACGATGTTCGAATCATCGTGTTTTGACTTGCGCGCCATCAGCACGCTGGCGCTCTCGCTCCAGTCCTTGCCCATCGCTTCACCATCGAGGACGACGTCGTCGTACGATGCCTGTTCAAGCTCAGCTTTGATCGTGGGCAACGTCTCCAGGACAGTACCGTTGCGGGTGTAGAAGGTGACGACGCCACCTTGCTTCACTGCGATGCACCGCAGGCCGTCGAGCTTGGGTTCGACGCGAACAGGGTACGATACCTCGTCAAGGATCTTGATGCCCTCACCCCTGACGAACTCGCTCTTCAGGGTGCACGCCAAAGCAACAGCGAAGCTGTTGATCGAACCGGGCCAAACCTTATTCACAGTTGATTCTTGTACGCCGCATCGTAGGTTTTTCAACAGGATGCGTTGACACCATTTTTGCTGCAGCAGGGTCAACCTGGCAAAGAAACGTTCGACATCATCACGTGCCGTGTTGCCCGTGATCTCTCGAGTAGAGAGCCTCTGGCTGAACGCAAGGAAGTCTTCCACGACAGCGTCATCATCGCTTTGCGCACCCTGTGCCGCTTTGGGCATGCGGAACTTGTTGATGTAGTAGACGACGTACGGGTCGAGCGCTGCGATGAAAACTCGACGAAGCAAATCGTTGTTGATGTTGGCTCGCAGTATCGCTTCCTTGTCGAGCCTCCCGCTGTGTGACTCGAGTTGCTCAAGGACGTCAAACGTTGACATGGTCTATGCCTACCATACGTTGTGAGGTGGTTTCACTCGTCGTCAACGACTTCGTGAACATCAACAAGAAAGTCATCCTGATCGTTGCGCGCGCCCCCGCGGGGGCGGCGGCGGTCCGGCAGTTCTTGCGAGCGACAAGCAACGATCATTGCAAGCGCGACCGCAGACCTAGGCGAAAGCTTGCGGCACGCCGCAAGCTTTCGCAAACGACGCAGGCGTCTACGAGTGTCCTTTGATAGCTTAGACATGGTCAGTCCTTGTTGACGAGGGTGCGTCGTAACGCCCTGAACACCTTAACGATGTTTTCAACCTTGACACGCCAGATGTAACCATCGCTGTCGCCCTTGATGAGGATGGTGTTCGTTGCAGGTTCAATCTTTGTGATGTTGCCGATCAAGCGACCGTTGGACTGGGTGTGAAAACTGACGTGGTCGCCGACCTTGAGCGACTGCTTGATGTTTTCAAGAACGATCGACTGCTTCACGATGAAGGCCTTGTTGATGGCATCCATCTGTGCCGGCGTACAGCGATCGGACATGACGTACTTGATGACCTGTTCAAATGTCGTCGATTGCTTTTTCACTGGGCACCCCGCCCGGAGCTAGGTTTAACGATGGATCTTTTCGGACGCTTGACCGTCGAAGACCTTTTTCAAGGACTCATAGAGGCATGCGGCGTCGACGGGTGACATGCAGCTCGAGATCACCTCACCTTCATCATTGATCTGGTTGATCTCGATCTCAAGCGACCCGGTGTTGACGTACACACGCGTCGTCGATGATTCACCATCGAAGGTGAAGATCTCGCGCCAGGGGTACCGGTAGTCCGACAGCCTGATGACGTCACCCATGATCGATCTCTCTTTCTCGAAACCGCAGACCGAAAAAAGTGCCCTCTACGCGGGGCAATTCAGCTTGAAGCGCAGCCAAGTGAGCCACGTCTCGAGCACGTTGATCAACGATGGCCTTGGGCGTCTTTCTTCCGACCTGCTTGCCCTTGCATCGATTCGTCAACTCTACGATCATCGATCGCATCGACACTAGCCTAGATCCCAAGCTAGCGATCCGGTTGATCAAGATGCCGCGGCCCAATGGGCATTCAACGGGTATCGATCGACCACACACGCATGCATTACTGCTCGACGGGTTCATTGCTTTCTCGCACAAAAAAAGGCGTCCACAGCTCAACGACGGTCGTCCTGCCGCCTTCACCGTCGAGCTTGCACCTGATGCGAATCACGTCGGGATCATCGATCAGGATCTTGACGGGTTGCAGGCGTCGGTTGATGTCATGCAACATCGAGCCGATCGCTGTCCAATCGATCGCAACACCTTGCTGAACCATGGTCTGATCTTACCCTGACGAGCGATCCGTTTGCACTCAAGGGTTCGACGTGGACGGAACAAAAAGGTCGATCGGCACGATCAGGCGGTTCTCATTGACGGTGCCGATGTCTCCACATACGTAACGTTGTCCATTGATGATGAACGTCGGTCTGATGGCGCTGATGATCGCCAAGCTCGAGCGTGATCCGAGCTCATCACAGCGAATCATCCCGGAAAAGACGGCCAGCTGGCCTGGGATGACGATCGCAGTGTTATTAGCGACGCTGTTAGGATGGGGATAGTAATAGCCGCCCGCGATCAAACGTTGGAGACCCGCGTGTTGGAAGGGTTCATTTTGAGTGTTTTTCATGATCGTCCCACACTTGCGCACGATCCACAACGTGCCCACTTCCAAGAACTCTTGAAGCGCATCAGGGATGACGCCGGGCACCCAGGGTGGCAGTTCCCGAGAGAGAGGTTGTTCGCTTCGATCAACCCAGTTGATCGACGACCTCTGCGCAGTCGCCTTTGACGTTCTAGATGAACTCCTACGCGATTGAGCTGCTTTAGGGTAATGAGGCATAGCCTCATCTTACCACAGAGAAAACAAAAATTGCACTGTGATATCACATGTGATATCACAGTGCAATCACAAAAGCGTTTTGGTTACTGGCAGGACGACAGGTGCCTAACGTTCACCTTCGATATGATCGGTCCGAGTGCGCCGTTGGCGCCTCCTGTCCGGAACTCTATTCGATAAACGCTTGAAGAAGCGTTACATCACACTGTTCAAGTTTCTTGACTTACCCTCGTGTAACCTGGTTCGACTCGAGATTTTTCAAGATCGGTGCAACACGGTCCTCCCAGATCCTCCTAAGGACCAGCAATTTCCGGATTTCACGAGCCTTAGCGTTAGGGTTCTGTCCGAGACCGTACGTCCGTGCGTAGTTTTTGCATGCAGCCGAAGACGATTTGTTAGAAAATTCCTGTCGGAAGGTGTTTGAAAACTCTTCCCGGAAGTATTTCCTCCACAGCTTTCGGAATTTTCTTTTGACGACACGAGACTGTTCAGCTGACATGTTTTCAAGGGCACGTTCCGCGTCCATCCTCGAGCTGATCAACGGAGCGATCCCAAGATCAAGCATGATCGCATGGATCAAGACGCGATCCACGTCTGACAGACTGGCCACTGTCTGGTTTGAAGAAAAGTTGGGCGTGGGGCGATCGAGAGGTTTTTTGGTACGTTTCATTTGGTCCTCGTTGCGCAACTACTCCAACGTCAAAGAAAGTCTCGTGTAGAATTTGACAGCGACCATTTGACGTACGTCTTCAATGAAGACTTCTTCGTGTTGTCAAACCGACAACGATCGAGCTGCAGACCGAGCTGTTCGGCCAGCAACCATCCACGGTGCCATGCTTCGAACTCTTCATCGACAACGTCGCACCGCGATCCGAAACCACGCTTCGACTGTGTGTGATCCACACATGAATACCGAACAGCATAGCTGCTCGGATTTCGTTCAGCATCGAGCTTGATGAGGTGATGACCACACTCGTGCAGCATGAGATGCATTTGCGTCTCGGGTGCTAGATTAGCGTTGACGTCGATGCGCGCCTCGTCTCCGTGATACAACGCGTTTGGACTTCGAGAAAAGTTAACTGTCAGGCCTTGTCGGGAGCACCAGGCGTCGATCGCCTCGATTGCCGGGATCGCAAGGATGTCACGAACGAATCGATCGGACGCCTTACCACGGTCACGAGACTGAGCGCGTTGGTACCTAGACCAGGCTCGTGACCGCCAGCTGTCAACGTTAAACCTCGACATGCCGGTAAGTATGTCGATCGCCCGGGGCGATCCGATCGCCCCCTTAGGGGTTCTGTGCCTGGTTGCTCTGCTTGTCCTTTTCATCAGAAAAGACGTCAGGAATGTTCGGAATTACACCGATCCCGGCGGGGCCCCGAGGTACGCCGTAGACCGCCAACAACAGGTCGCAGGTGTATTGGTGGATGCTCTTCGTCAGCTCGAGCCGGCGCTCGCCGTCCTTGATCATCTTCGCCCACAGCGCGACGCGCAGCTCACCGGGTAGGTCCTTCATGAAGGCCTGCAGGTTCTTGCCCTGTTGTTCAGAGACCTTGTCGAGGGTGTGGATGTAATCAGCGGCCTTTTCGATCGCTGAGAGAAGCAGCTGTTGCTTGCCGCCGCGGGTCACCTTCTTGCGGATCTTTTCACCACGAGCCAGGTAAGAATTGATGATGTCTTCACCGGTGAAACGGTTGTCGACCTGCTTCACAAAATCAGTGAAGCGGATCGATGCCTCGAGACCGATGTATCCCAACGACATCGAGTAGAACAGATCGTTCTCCGGATGATCGATGAGGTCGTTCTTGACCAGAGCGCGGTTCAAGCGCTCCCAACTTCGGCGACTGACGGTGACGGTCCCGGGCTCGACGGTCTTGGGCGTGTCGAGCCACCGCTCCTCAGCAGTGATGAATTCGATGATGTTGGGATGGATGTTCCCACCAAGCGGTGAGGTGTCAGCAGCCCACTCGAGCCAGTCCTTGACATCGGGCTGGAGGTCGACGACCCAGAAGCGATCGAGCAACGCTGGATCGACTTCGTTGACAGTGTACTCAGCCGAGAAGTTGATCGCTGAATAGACGAGCGTCTGCGGGTGCAACTTCCATCCGTTCAACTCGCGGTCGAGGACGATCTGAAAGGCGGCCTGCATCACCTCGGGCGTCGCTCGATTCAGCTCATCCATGAAGAGCATGCAGGGTTTGACGCAGGCGCGCTTGTACCAATCCGGTGGATTGAAGCGCGTCACCTCCCCGTCGGTCGACGGCAGGCCGATGACGTCGCCCTCGGACTGCTGAGACAGCCGGCGATCGATCAACTCAAAATCGCTGATCTGTTGCTTTTCAGCGACCAGGCGAGCGATCTGCCTGACGAGCTGGCTTTTTCCGATACCGTGCGCTCCTCGAAAGAGGACGCTCGTTTCAGCAGGCAGCAGGGGAGCGACCCGCTTCAGGGTACGTACAGTCATCGTCGTCATGTTTTCTCCTCGTTCCTTTCAACCAACCGTGTCAGCTTGTTTTGGTAGTCTACCACTTCTTAGAGGCGGTATTCACTCGGCGCAGTCGCCAGTAGCCGGGCCTCGCGTGAGTTCGAGCTCAAACATTTTTTCGACTTCGATCACAAGCAGACTGTACGCCTTGCGCCAGTTGCGATGGTGCGCTTGTCCCGTTCGAGTTCCATCGATCGACACCTCGACCAGGTACGTACCTTGCGGCAACCCGAAGCGCTTGCAATCGAGTGGGCTCGGTCGAGAACCCACAACAGTCACCTTGCAAGCCTTGCCAAACAGGCGTTGGGCCTTAGCGACGACCTGAGCCTTGGGGTTAAGTTTCCAACCGTAGATGGGCATGGTTCATTTTACCATGCCCATCCGAGGGTTTGCACCGTTGATCGTTACACGATTCGTGGCAAAATCATTGCTGATTGATTGTATTGGGTCCTGAGGACGATCCCGAGGCGCGACCTGACATCGTCGACGATGTCGACCATCGAGTCTGCGAGCTCTTCATACAGCCTCCATTCGCCCCGTAGCATGCGATGACATGCGTAGTAGCTGAGACGACCCAACGTCTGCAACAGCTCGTGTTCATCGTTGATCAGCTCAGGACACACGATGTGCGTCCACATCGACCAATCACCCACTCGTCGGTAGCTGTCAAAGCTGCTCTTTGCTCGTGCCTGTGCGAACAACAACACCACAGATTCACGGTGAAGATTGTCTTTGACGTCCGTGCGAGCCAACAGGTTGACGATGTATGCCCTGGTCGAGGCCTCGACGTCTAGGTCATTGAGCTGCTGTTCGAACCATGCATCAAGCGTCGAGACGAGTTGCATGTCGTAAATATAACACAACCGGTCAGCCTGCGTCTAGCGTGGCACGCCTAAGTTCTGTCGCTGAGTTCTCAGCATCGTTAATGATCTCAGCTAACGATGGTTCATCAGCGATCGACAACGCTTTCAACCTCGTCACAATCATCGTCAAAGCAGCGGCTCCGCGCTGTGCCCCGGTGGCGTGTGCTCTCTGGCGCATCAATTCGATTGCATCGACGACTGAGCCGATGTCACGAGACAACCCGAACCTGGTCTTGTTGCGTCTATCGTTCCTTCGGTTATGCGTTCCCGGTTGTTTTTTGTGCCGTTCGACGTCAATGATGTGAAACCGATTGCTCATTTTGTCTTCTTAAGACCCGGATTGACCATCCTTCTTCTTTCTCTGTTTTTTCTGTGTCAATTCAGGGACCAGCTGTGAGGCCCCTTCAACAACCAAGGCACCTTCATCGAGTGGTTCATCTTGTGTCGTGAGTTCATCGATTGGTTCAGGTTCGATCGACAAGAACGTTGGCATCGGGCGTGTTGCAGGTTGTTCCACGACGGATTCAATGACGACGACCCCTTCCTGTGGGTTGTTGACATGTTGCTGAGGAAATTGTTGGCGAAACGTTGCTTCATCGGGAGGCACGATTCCCATGCGACGACAGTGGATGACCAACGATTCGTGAGTCGTCATCCCAAACTCGTCCATCAACTGCCTAAGCGACATCTTTCGCCTGCGTAGCAGTTCGCTGAGGTGCAGAGTGGGCATGTTCTTCAGTGTCATCTTCATGTTACCTCACGTTCCGAACCTGTCGACGCCAGATCCGACTGGTCGATAGGTATGGACTGACACAGGCGCCTTTCCGCCTCGACCGTGTGAAGAAGGTCAGCGATCCCGTCCTGGAAGCTGGGTGAGCGAGCGATGTCATCGACGATCGAAATCGCCGTTGGAGCGTAGTCGATGACGATGGCTTCCGCAAACTTCTTCATGATTCGAAGCACGTGGTTGCGTGCCGACGAATGGTTCATTGAATACCCCAACTCGGTCATGATATCTGCAATCTCTCGGTAATCGACGCCACCGTTTTCTGTCACAGTTGCATGGCCTCGATCGATCGTTCGACCCTTCAGGAGCATCGTGTCACCCTTTATTGAAGAAACAAGCTAAATTGACATCACGATCTGTGTGCAACGGCGACGCAGCGCGTCGCCCACTAACGTGGTACGTACGGATCGTTGGGTTCAGTCTTGTGCAGGCGAACCTTTGACACCTCGAGGTACGCAAGCCCATCGGTTCCCATCAAGAGACGAGCGACAGGTTCAACGTGTTGGTGTTCATAGACGACAAAGACTGGGTGCACCATCATCGTCCGTCGATCGTAGCCGTAGATGGGTACCTTGCTGGGATTTGTGCTTTGTTTTCGCTGCTTTTTCACGGTCACCGGCCCCTTCGTGTCGGTGTTGATCCGAAGCGTCGAAGCTGTTCAGCTTGGTCTTCAGGCGATCGCGTCGACACTGGACTGCGCATCGGCACTGCAAAACGCATGTCCTGCAGCTGGTTCGCTCGATCGATGATCATCGTAGGCGATCGAACGTTTGTGGGTGAGGTCGACTGGCGTGGGTTTGGTCTTTGGTTTCGAGCAGAGGCGATGAGCTTGTACGATAACGCACTTGAGATCATCAACACTGCAATACCAACGCAGGTAGCGAGAAAAACGATGAAAAACTCCACTGTCCCCTCAGGTCAGGCCCTTGCCGCTCATCACTGCCTGCATTTCGGCCTCAGTGATGGGATACGACCGGTCATCAGTCGCGTCTTCAACGAGGCCAAAACGTAGCCGGAGGATCGCTGCTTCCTTAGGAGACAAGGTCTTCAGGACGCGTTTGGTGATGGCTAACAGCTGGTGTTCTGCTACGTTTTCAAACGGATCAACGCCAGGTCGTTCATCAGCGATCTTGTTTTCGTAGGTGTTACCATCGCCGCCGGAGTTCGGCTGACCCGGACTGATGGACGTCTGCAGCGATACGACGCCTCTACCCGCGTGCATCGTTGCGTTGACGACTGTTTTTGAAACGCCGATGAGTTCAGTCAGTTCTTCAGCGGTGGGTTCAGCACCGTTTTTCTTCCGGAAGTCCGCTGTCGCCTGGATCATCTTGCGTTGAGCGTTCGCAGCGTGTGCAGGCAACCTGACGATTTTCTTTCGTTTCAGGACGTGCTGGCCGATGGCCTGTTTGATCCACCAGCTGGCATACGTTGAAAAACGAAAGCCCATCTTCCAGTCAAAACGATCGATGGACTTCATCAGTCCTAGGTTGCCTTCCTGGATCAGGTCTTCGATCGGGATGTTGTGTGACTTGTATTGTTTGGCGATCGACACGACGAGTCGAAGGTTACATTCGATCAATCGATCCCGGATCTTCCGGGCCTCACCGGTGAGGATGTACTGGTCGTCAGCGACCTCGGTCCGACCTTCTTCATAACGTTGAAAGAGCGACACCACCTCTGCATGCGTCAGCTGGTCGAATCGACGCAATGAGTTGAGGTACGATGCTACTGTGTTCTTCTCTTTCGTTGCCAAGGCTCCGCGAGGAGCCCGGTGCAACTTTTGCTCATCTTCGCTGTGCATCAGTTCAACTCAACAAAGCTCGAGTTGTCGAGGTCGGCCTCGGGAAGGTCGCGCTCTGACTCAGAGTGTTCTCGATCGAGAGATCGAAGGTACAGATCGTGTTCATCACGACGCGTCCGTCGAATCTGCATCTCACGCTTGACGTACGCCATCTCCTCTTCCCAAGCTCGAGGATCGTTATCAGCATTGATGACCTGCGTCCTTTCTTGGTGAAGCGTCTGGTACCTGTTCAACAGGTCGCCATCCGACATCGACGCCAAACAATCGATATCGATGATCTCAGGTGCTGAGATCATCGATCCTCGCGCGCGACGCGTTTCACTCGTGTGAGAAGAAACCTTCCGAACATTTTGCACGTGCAAACCTCACTGGGTGTTTTGATACCCACAACATTCACGACTTGTTATGTGACTTATTGATCGTCTCGGTCCACATCAGTCGCCTCTCTGAACCGAGAAAGTTTGTTAACGCTTTTATGGACCGTAATCACGGTCCGTAGGCTTGTACACCGATTGGGCATCGTTAACACTGAGGGGGTGACAGTGTCAAAGCGATCAAGTCCAATCATCTCTTGTGATCGAGGGTGGCAGCTAGCAACAACGTGGTAGGCGAGGAGGGGGTCGAACCCACTTTCTCCGAGTCAAAGTCGGAAGTCTTAGCCGTTAGACGACTCGCCAACGTAACCTGCGTTCTTGTGGCAGGAGAAGAGGGATTCGAACCCCCATGAGCAGAGTCAGAGTCTGCCATCTTGACCGTTAGATGATTCCCCAACAAAACCTCGTCGCGACCGCAGGACTCGCACCTGCTCCCGCGGCTCATGATTACCCCGGGCCCTCGTTTGGTGTCGCGATGACAACAACTAGGTAGGTTGTTGCGTCCTATTGCTTCTTGCCGATGTATCGGTGGCGTGGTGGCACAGGGCTCGGATGGACCTGACCGTCATAGTCGAGCCATTGGCCCATCGTCGGTCTGTGCACAGGCGTGAGTTCGACGGGTTCATCAACGTCAACAGGCACGTCTTTGTCATGAAGACAACGGGGAGGTGCCGGAGCAGGGACGAAAACCTCATCATCGTGTTCTGTTTCACGGCTGGCAGCGATCGGAACAGGACGAACGGGTGCACTCAGCGTGGGGAGAATTCGACCAATCGGTGGTTTCAAACCCATGTCAACCTCACTTGGATCATTGTTGGTGTTTTGTTTGCAGCAGGGGCACGACGAATCGAACGCCGGTATGTGAGGTTGGAGCTCACTGTCCTACCACTGAACGATGCCCCTGTGAAAAGCGAAGACGCAATCACTCCGTCGACGTCTGAAAAAAGACGCAACCTCGTGTCGTCCCCTGGAATCAAACCAGGCTAGCGTGATCAGCGCACCACCTCAAATGGTGGCAGGAGTCTCAGCTCCTTCGAACGACAATTTACTCACCACTTCATTTTGCGACCCCGCCGCCAACCTGCAGCGAGATAATCAGCCAATTCTTCATTCTTAATCGAACGACACTTGCACTGTTCCTCGTGAAGGACCCAAACTTTGCCGAATTGAGAATTACGATTTCCACGCTGTGAGATCGCATTTGCCATGGCGATTTTTTGCTTTGTGTCGTCATTGTGTGAGCGTCCAATCCACGAAGGCGGATGAATTCGTCCTTCTTGGTGTAAACGCTTCATGCGTTCCGATGAACGACTTTGATGAAAAGTTCGCCAATGAGGGTTTGACCACGTCGAATTACCACCACGTGAAGATGCTTCTACGCTCCATCCTCCGTTTCCCCCAATGACCAAATTGTACGTATTTTCATCATCAACGAACGCTTGATCAACGATCGATCGTTCATGCTGAAGCGCTTCTTCAGCCGAAGAACACTCTTTGATGATGCGTTTTCGAAAATTTTCGATGCCATCCTTCTTGATAGCTTCGTTGAGAGCATAACCACTGCCCATGTACCCATCGTTCATGTCAGAAGTTGAGTGTTTTCCGACGTAGATTTTTCCATCGATGAGATTCTGAATTTCATAGACGTAGTGATACTTCATACTTTTGCGGATGCGACGGGATTCGAACCCGCGTAAGGCCGATAGACAATCGACTGGTCTCCCATGACCCACGCATCCATCAGATTCACATGTCGTTCGCTAAAGACGGTTTGGACCCTTGCGTACGTACCATCACCTTCGACGTGCAGTCGCGTTACGAAGCATGTTCACTCGAAGTTGGAAGCGACGTTGGGATTCTCACCCTAGGGTACCACGCCCTCATCACGGCCCATGGTACGCCGTGCGATGCTTAAGCATTGCGTCGCTGTGGACGGGATGGGATTCGAACCCACTTCATCCCACATAGCCCATTGCTTTTCAGTGGTGGGATTCCCTCGCCCAAGATCTCGTGGAACTACAGGGAATTGCACCCTGATTTCTACGATGCGAACGTAGCGTCCTCCTGTTGGACGACAGCCCCAAACACGATGATCCTGTGGAGCACTGGGGATTTGAACCCCACGCCTCCTGCTTGCAAGGCAGGCGCTCTACCAAATGAGCTAGTGCCCCAAATAATCCTCGGTCGATTCACGATCGGTCCCAGCGCTAGGTAAACGACCGTGGGAGGACACTCGACCGAGAAAGTGTGTAATCCTCCTTGGAGAAAAACTCCCGTATGCACGCTTCCTACCGAAGCATTCGGCGTGGATTAGCGGGAGGGTTTAGGTGCGGGAGGCAGGACTTGAACCTACGACCTTTGGGTTAAAATTCCCAACGCTCTGTCTTCTGAGCTACTCCCGCAAAGAGTTGGCCGTCACTCTCCGGCCTGTCATGCCTGGTTTACAGTAGAGCGGCATTCCCCTTTTCTGGGCTATTTACTGACCCTTCTTTCGCTTGTTGCGATAGTGCACTCTCCAACACGGTCGACACATGTAGTGTCGTCCGAGCAGGTATGATGCAGTCTCACAGTGCTTGCACCTTTTCACAGCAGCCTCCTTTCCTTAAGGAAAAGAGGACTACGGTGGACGCTTTATCGTGATCATGAATCGTTCTCTCGTGGTTGCGAGTAATGGGAGTTGAACCCACTGTCTTCTGGGTATGAACCAGATGAGTAAACCGTTTCTCTCACTCGCACATCTATATAGCCAACAACACCACTGTACTACACGTAAAAAAAGACTTGCATCGCATGTCATCATTTCGAGATACGATGCACCGGTGGGCCCGGAGGGACTCGAACCCTCAACCTCTCGGGTAAAAGCCGAGCACTCTGTCATTGAGTTACGGACCCAAGCACACAGTGTGTCGAGCAGGATTTGCACCTACACTTTTGGGCACTAAAAGGCCCACTGTTCTGCTTAAACTAGCGACACGTTCCGTTTCACCTACTGTCCCGGAATCGAACCGGATCCTGCGAATGGATATCGCTATGCGACCACTACACCTACGATTGGTTACTTCGGGTGGGTCCGGAGGGACTTGAACCCTCAACTCCCTGGGTAAGAGCCAGGTACTCTATCCGATTGAGTTACGGACCCGTTCGATGCCCAAGCAGTGACTTACCGGAATCGTCGGTTCCCGGTGAGCGGCGAAACGGGTGTGTGCTTGGGTCGGCTGTCCGGGCAGGGATCGAACCTGCGACAGGCGAGTTATTCATGGACGGTTGAGCTTTGAACCCATCTGCAACGCCTATTTGGCGTTCAGCACCTTCCCACAGCTCGCTGCTCTACCGCTGAGCTACCGGACAATGACATTTTTCGAAACGACTCATTTGAGTATGAGTGATGTTTAAGCGCCTCGAGGCTCGAACTATCCACCCTCGAGATGGGTATCCGCAATCGAGCATGACTAATTTTCGATGATCGATTTCTTCTTGTGAAAGTTTGTTCGAACCACCTCCCTTTCGTCCTGCATTTCTCGAACGTTTCTTCTTCCATTCAAGACGATCTTCTGCAGACATTGCGTGTAATTTTCGTTGCAATTTCACATTGATCGGTTCATTTACACCCGATTCAATCGCATCTCGAAGATTTTCACTAGGAGTGCCCCGGTAGAGATGTCTTACGTTTGAACATCGATGATTGTTGCATCGATGACACAGGTTAACCTGTCGATTTCCCGTAGGGATCATGGTTTGTAAAAAGTGTGCCAACAATCCTCGATATTCACGAGAATCGTAACCTCCGATGCACACACATGCTTCATCAAGCCGCAAATGACTTTGACGATCAGATAAAGGATACTTCATGTAATCTTCAATGTCTTGATACGTCATATATCTGCTCCGGCGCTAGGATTCGAACCCAGATGAGCTAGTAAACAGCTAGCCGTCCTTCCGTTGAACGACACCGGAATGAAATTAGAAATTAGGGCTGGTTATCAGGACGGTCGACCAGCAACACCGCTACTTTCTGGACTTACAGACATGTTTGGACGCTTGCTTACACGTCCACCCTGGCTGCCCGGGCCGGATACGAACCGGCATCTCCCTCAATGGGATTCTGCTGTTGAACTACCGGGCAAAAAGAACGCAGGTTGTCAAAGGTCAAAGCGATTTGGTCACAAGACCAAAAGCTTGGGTGAGGTGCCAGGGAATCGAACCCCGCGAGAATTAACAACTCGTTTACAGCGAGCCCCGGCTCCATACCGGATTAGCACCCCAAAGATCATCGATCCTTTCCGGAGTGGCTGTGGCTTCTTTTCTCTCACCATCAGCTGCTTCGGAAGCGTGCGAAGCAGCTATGCTTCACACTCAACAGTCTTGATTCTTCGCAGCGGCATAATACCACTGCCACGAATCTTGATTATCTGCTGCACGTTTGAGAGGTTTCACTTGAATGACCCTAAGTCCTTCGTCGATCCGACAGGATTCGAACCTGCTACCTTCTCCTTATCAGAGAGACGCTCTAACCAAGTGAGCTACAGATCGATGTTGTGTTTGAGTGGCACCGACAAGAACTACTATATCTAGGTGCCAGAACTTGTTTCACACTTTTTTTCAACAATGTTTTCAATAAACCGGCGTTGCTCAGTGTCGACGTCGACGATAGTTACGTCGTGAGCTATGTCACTGTTGCCGACGATCCGCGTTCATACTTGTACTGATAAGGCAACAGTCAATTATGTTCGTTTCATGTGTGAAACGATGCAAAAATTGGCATCTCACCCAAACGAGCTGCACTTCACCGTCCACTGCATAGGACCGACAGCGACTGAAAAACTAGCAGGTTGGATACGCAACGCTGAGACGTTGCTTGTCCCAGGCACTCCTGATTCCATGCATGGGTCGCATGGACATGCTGTCTGTGTTGAGCATGCCCTTGACAGGGTCGACGACGGCGACATCCATCTCATCGTTGATTCTGACACTGTCGTCCTGGCCAAGGGTTGGGACGACTACGTCAGGAATTCACTGTTGGGCCAACACAAGGTCGGTTGCATGGGCACGACCTATGAGGCCATCGGCGGCTTCACGTCTGGGGGCGGGAACGTGCAGACCTACAAGGACAAACCCAACGTTGTCTGGTTCGCGATGTCTCCTGAACACAGCTGGCGTCGCCTACGAGCGATGCCTAGAAAGGACAAACACGTCCAGATCACCACACCCGAGTTAGCAGCGATCTATGGTGTGCCGGTTGGCCACGCCATCCTGTGTGACGTTGCGTGGCAGATACCACAGTACCTACACGACAACAGCATCACATGTGCCGCCTGGGAACAAATCAAACCCAGCGATGGCCGTTGCATCGTCCTCAAGGGCCTCAGCAGTTACCATGAGGAATACCACGTCGATGGCATTCCGTTTGTCGTTCACCACCGTGGCTCACTGCGTCATGCGTACCGTGCAGACAGGATCTCCAAACAGTTCTACAGCGCTGTCGACGCGTACCTGGTGGAGGAGGTGGGTCGGACCGAACCCCGGTGGACATGGAACGTTGAGGGTTACACCCCTCCTGAGCGCCCAATCACTGCGTCATCTCCGCCTCGAACGGAGCCCGAGTGGGTGCCCACCTACAAAGGCGAAGAGTGGCTCAAGGTCAGCTTCAACGGCAACGTCATTCGTAAACGTGGTCCTCTCAACCGCGGTGCTGTGCTCGAATTTGGTTTCGGAGTGCCACGATCAGAGTGCATCGGCAACCTGCGCGTTGAGGGTGGGCTGCAGTGCATAGCACGCGTCAACCTGCCCAAGCCCGGTGCAGAGCCGTACGTCATCACCTTTCGTAACGCGACCACGGCTCCGATCAGCGTACACATCGACGGCGGCTCATCGTACGTTAGCGTGCCAGAAAAATCAGTCTATTGGATCCTGGTCGACATGGACGGAACGTTCCGTGTCGAGTGACAGCGCCTGACGCCTGTTTCTTTCGTTCAGAGGTTTTCAACGACGCGTCTGGGAGCCATTGCCCAAGCGACCAAGACGACACGATCGAGCAGCGTCTCGATCAATGAACGTGGGTCAGGCTCAACTACAACCGCGGCAGGCGATTCAACGCTGATGATGATGCCGATGGTTGGAAGGCCGTCACCGTTGTCAAAGTGACTGACCAACGTCCCAGGAACGTAGGCATCTTTGTTGTCACATGGTCCTTCAAGGTTGCGCAGGTACCAGCACCGATGACGACGAAGCAACAGGTCGGCCACGCGTTTAATAAGCCTCGTCGCGCCAGCGGTCAGCTCGTTTCTGCAACAACGCTTCGATGACCTGTTCAGCTCGCACGCTCGGACGCTTGGAGTCGTGCCTGATTCCTTTTTCGCTGTTGCACCCTGAACACGCCAACGCAAGGTTCATTAGCTCATCGCACGAACCACCTGCGACGATGGGCCGAATGTGCTCCACTGTGGCTGTCGTCTGCCCGTTTTGATCAACGTAGAGACCGGTGCCGCAGTGGATGCAACGACCCAACCACCCTCCGCCGTGTAAATTAAAGGTATCGTCGGTGGCGACGATCCGCAGCACCAGTTGGCACCGGTTGGCACCCCGGGCCCGGCGAAGGCCCCCTCGATTCTTTTTGTGATGTGACATTGGACAATGTATTCTTTACCGACAGCTTATTCTAACCGTCAACGGTGGGTTCAGGTTCACCCGTGGCGACAGCCTCGAGGCTGTCGCCTGATGCTGATGACGTTCCCGGTGCAGCACCGCCTTGGGGACCTGAACCGTCAGCGTACGGATGTGACATCGCCGCCGAAGGCGATGGGTGCATGCCGACGTACTCGTATGCATCAGCTGGACGTCCCGGGTTGTTTGCAGGGTCAAGGTCAACTTCATCAAGGTCCTTTCGACCCAGCGGCCGATTGAGCCTGCTAGCATCGTGTACGTTGACAGGGTCGCTGTTGGACGGATAGCGTCCGGGCGAACCGACCTGTTGCGACAACGCTTCGCGGATGAGTCGTCTGATTGAACCTAACCTCAGCCTCATGGTCTTAGGTATGGTCGTGAACGACAGTCGGATCGATCGTGGTCTTAACCTTCATCTCTTGAAAGCGATGGTGCCCGTTGCTTTCATTGGCTGAGTGAGCGATGAGTGCATGGCCCATACACGTTGTAGCCCAGAGGCAGTCAACGCAGACAGGTTCTCCAGAGGTTCGAGAGCGAGTACTGGGACAAGGCTCCACGTCTTCAGCGGTTGGTTGACGTATTCATAAAACGCCTTGTCATCCATTGCACCTCGAGCCGCGGTCATCACGCCAGACGCCCAAAGCAAGGACCGACTTCCTTTCAACTGATTACAACGCCAGTGCGTTGGTGCCAGGTTATCAAGCTTGTGAAGGGTACCTGCAGCCTGGGTACGCAGCACCGTGATCGGGACCAGGTGCTCGATGGTGACTGACGTCATGTCCTTGAAGTCACACCCACAGATGACACAGCGGAAGTTCCATCGGCGGAGCAGTTTAAGTCGATTCAAAAACGACCTAAACGACATCGTGTCGCCACGAGGGCCTCGTTTGTCCTGGCAATCATCCATGGTCCTACCATATCACAGGTCGATCCCGCAGTTCACACCTCGCGGTGGGCGGCTATGGCTTGATGTCGATGGGCCCGCTCTTTTTTGTGTCGAAGGCGACCTGCGTCTCTTCGTTGGTGACAGGATCGTAGCGTTTCAGGTCGACCTTCGGGAAACCCATCGCTCGGGCCAAAGAACCGGTTGGAAAAGAATTCAGCTCGATCACGTAGACGCGTCGCTTGTCAAGCAACGCACGTTGATCAGCCTCAAAAGCGTTACGTCCTGATTCGATGATCCGTTGCACCTGCAGGTAGAGCCTGGGATCCAGCTGAGGATTGCTCTCTTTGATGAATTGAACGACGGCTTGGTTTCCATCCGCGCCGTAGCGTCCGCGAAGCGCGTCGTTGTAGACCCTTTGCAGGTCGTCAGCGTACATCGACGGAACCTGTGCTGTCTCTTTCAGCTTGTTGAAGTAGCTAGCGTAGTTGTTTTGGTTCTGTTGGTACTGTGCCTCGAGGTCAGCCTCCTGCCGGACGCAGTCATTGTTTGTCTTGACCATGCTGCACGTGACGCAGCCGGCCACGCAAAAGATGAAGAAGCTGATGCCTACGATGATGAATCGGGTGAATTGTTTCATGCGTTCCTCTGAGCGACGTTAGTTAACGCCGACGAAAATGGTGCTTCTGTGAAACTAGTCGACTGAAGGGGTCGTAGCGGTAAAAGACGAAGACCAACCCTATCGTACACGACAAGGCGGCTAGCAGCGTCAACACCCATTGCTTGAACGTGGGCGTGATGGTTGAGCTCAAGTACTTGAAGTCTTCCATCGACCTGCGTTCGAACTTTGATGAAACGTGATCACGAAGGGCATCGATGACCCTGTCACGGTCCAGCGTAGGCATGTCCATGACGGCGTCTCGCAACCCAACCTTCAACATCTCGTTTTTCGACCAGGTCATGACCTGCGCCCACTGTGGCCGGTGATCAGCATCAGTGCTGACGACAAGGATGACATCGTTTTGTTTGCCACCGACCCACTTTTCTTCGAGCGCATAGTACCAATCGATGGGTCGATCGACGACAGTGACAACGATGACGTTGGCCTCTTTACGTGCGCCGATGTCAGAGTTCAATTCATCGAGCGCACGTGACCATGGACCTGCACGAGGAGGGGTGCCGCCGATGAGGTGACGATCGATCCGGTAGTAATCGTACGTGGTTGGGTAGTCAGGCAGTTCAGCAGCGTACGCTGTCGAAGAACCCTGGTGCTTGAACAGCGTTCCCGGAGCGGCCTTGACGTAGTTGGTGTACGTGTGGCCCACTGCCGTAACGTCGCCGATGCGTGTCGATGTGAAACGGGGCGGCTCGGCGGCGCCCTGCAGGTCGACGCGAGCGATGGTGACCACCTCGGCGTTGGAGGTGACAACGACCCAATCGTAGTCGCGGAGGTGGAGGTAACACGTTTGACACGTAGTCGAACACGTTTGATTCTTGCCTCCTGTGCACGTTGTGTGACAGTTGCACGGATAGGAGTGTGCGCAAGGGACGATTTCTCGGTGCTTTTCAACGACGTAACCGCTCCACGTCTCGACGTCGTCCGTGTTGATACGTGACACGATGTAGGTCGCAGTCCCTGCAACGATGACCTGCACAGCGACCAACACTATCAGCTCGAGCAGAGAGATCTCATCGGACAAGAAGTACGCTAGGCACGCAACGGCGAGAGGGACCAACAGGACGATGATGAAGAACGCAGTCATCGGTTCACAGTCCCTTCCCGTGTTTCCCACCTGATCGGGCTGTCGTTAGGTAGATTGACAACGTACCCGACAAAATCACCAGGTGAAATGAGTGTCGCAAAGGCATCCAGCACACCCGTCTTGGGTTCCATTGACCAACACTACCACGTGCCGGGTTACCTTGCACCCGTCACATCGTCCGACAGGTCAATAGCACCACGACAACGTGTCGAGGTTGACGTGGTTCCAGGCAGCGACCTGAGCGACCGTGGTGACGTCCGGGCACAGCATTCCCTTGCGCCACCGAGGGGCCATCAGCGTCCCTTCGACGTGCTGTGCGCCGAGTGCATGTCCCAATTCGTGCAACACGATCCCGCGGGTGTCGTGTTCATGGCGGCCGCGGACCAGCGTGATCGTCCGACCGCCCAACGTCGACGTCCACGCCAGCGCATCCGACGCAGCAGGACCTGGGTGCACGACCTCCTTGATGACAATGGCACACATCGTAGGGTCGTGTTCGACGATGGGGACCAGGTGACGCCACGTCACCAACGATCGATCCCAGGCCTGCGTCGCCTCGGCAGCAGCCTTGATTGCACGTTCGTCGACCAGGTCGATGCAAACGTACGTCGGAGCCTGCACAGGTTCAACGAAACCCACCGGCTGGTGCCACTGCGGCGCACACGACGCAGGTGACAACGACAGCAACGCTAGCAAGACACGTGACCACTGCATCGTCCGTGTCTCAACGTTGAGGATCGTTGGTGGGCACCCACGACGGTGCACCGTAAGGCGTGTGTTCCGGACAATCCTGTGACAGGCCTTGCGGGCGCCAGCTGTTGTCGGCGCTCCTGTACCAACAAAAAACATCGTCACGAACGTAGTTGATCGGCTCAGCGTACGGATCGTGCAGGCAACCGACCGTTGTCGATGAGACAAGGAGGGCGCCGAGGAGGGCGCGGCTCACCGTCGCCCCCCACCGAAGAAGGACGCAACCAGCTCTTCTTGGATGATCGAACGCAGGTCGTCGATGCTCACTGACTCGTCGTAGTAACCCCGGGGAGGCGGGTAGTCTGCCGAGTCGAGCTTGGCACGTAGCTGCGGTAGACGAGCCTGACGAACAGCCGAGTACAGCTCATCCAGTTCAATCAGGTCGTAGGCGCCGGCCCGGACAGCCGCGACCACGTCGCGGACTGTGGGCTTCTTGGTAGTTCTTCGTTTGGTTCTCGGTGCGGGTGTTGCC